CGACCACACAGAACGACGAGAGGTTCCAGAAGGATGCCGAGGCTGGGCTACGTCAGGAATGGGGTGAGGACTACGACGCCAACCTGTCGTTCGCCAAACAGGCCCTGTCGAAGTTCGAATTCGGCGAGGACCTGAAACAGACGGAGTTGTCGAATGGCATGTTACTCGGATCCAACCCGGACTTTCTCCGGGTTATGGCCAACTACGGCCGCATGACTGGTGAAGGAGCATTACAATTGGGGCTGCGCGGCACGGAAGCCGGCACCAACTTGCAGAAGCAATACGACACGTTGACCGAGGATATGCATAACGCCATGGCTCTCGGCAACACAGAGAAGGCCAAGCGTCTTGATGCGGAACGTCGTGACATCGGTGAAAGCCTGTTTGGCACAGGGCCCGTACCAGGTCGCGCGGCGTGAAGACACGGATTCACGTCAATCAGCACGTGATCAAACGCAACCGGAAGACCGGCGCGTGTGATCCTGTACTGACGTGTAAAACACACAAGTCGAACGACTACGCTCATGAGGTCGAGATCAAAGGACCTTCGCGCGTCGTCTACCGACCGGATAAACCATTAAGCTGCGGGGCGCATGTCTGGATCGAAACAGAGGCCGATGTGGTTACACGATCGGATGTTGAAAGCTGACGGTTTCGACGACGCCGTCGTCGGTATCGGACATCGATGTGGTCAAATCTCGCTCCTCGTTTATGACGTGGAGAAGTGCGTCAACATTCTAATGACGCGTGACGGTATGACGTTGGACGAGGCGGAAGAGTTCTTCGAGTTCAATGTCGCCGGCGGCTGGCATGGAGCGGGGACGCCGATCTGGCTGTATCCGAACGAACTGAAGAATATTAATCTGGAGGATTACTGATGGCCGTATCAATTAAGAACGCGTTCATCAAATCCTACGGGAAGAAAAAGAAGAAGAAGCCGGCGAGACCCGGTAAGACGAAGACGACGAAGCCAAACAGAAAAAAGACAACCTAGAACATTTTCGCGCGCGGTGTGGCGGACGCTTCACTCCCTCCCTGGGCGTCCGCCACCCTTATTTTTTAGTTTCTTTTGAAACATGGGCTGAACCCGGTAACCGCCTCTGGCGCCCGAGTGAGGTCAACACAGTCGAAGAGGCGCTGATGCCTGGCATCGGTTAACCCGACCCGACCTGTCTCCCCGTAACCACTCGTTAAAGGAGACACATATGTCGACGAGTATCACAGCCGCCTTTATAGGCGACTACAACAAAGACGTTCACCACGTCTTCCAACGCGAAGGCGGTATGCTCAAGCCTACCGTTTACGTGAAAGATGGTGTCGTCGGTTCCACGGCTTACTTCGAAAAGCTCGGCACCGGTGTCGCTACAACCAAGTCGAGGCATGGCGAAATAACGCCTATGAACGTCAGTCATGTACAGCCGTCGGTTTCCCTTTCTGACTTTTACGCCGGCGACTGGAGTGACCTACTAGACGAAGCCAAGACCAACATCGAAGTTCGGATGAACTACGCGAAGTCCGGAGCTTACGCTCTCGGGCGCAAGTGCGATGACCAGATCATGACGGTCCTCGACAGCACGTCTCAAGGCACCATTTCATGGGGTGTTGGCACGTTCGCAGCCGTTCAGTCGAGCTTGTTGCAAATGGTCGAAGCTCTCGACGCCAACGGCGTTCCCAACGACGGTATGCGTTACGGCGTTCTCAGCCCACGCGCATATGCCCAAGCCATGACAGTCGATAGCTTTGCTTCGTCGGACTATGTCGGTGCCAACGGACTACCCTTCACTGAAGGCGCTCCAGGTCACCGGAAGTTCAAGTCCTGGATGGGTGTTCTGTGGTGTATGCACTCGGCCAACCCGGGTGTTGGTACGTCGACCTCAAAGGTCTTCGTCTATCACAAGAACGCTATCGGTTATGCAGTCGCCAAAGCTGCCGGCAACGTCGCCGGTAACGAAAGCGTCTCAGCCGATATCACGTGGCACGGTGATCGTGCGGCGTATTTCGTCAACCATATGATGTCGGGAGGTGCCGTCATGATCGACGACACCGGTGTGATCGAGGGCAACCTCAATGACACAACCGCCATCGCAACGTCGTAAGGAGGGTTTGGAACATGGCTTTTAACTCCGCAAACCTCACCCAACTTGCTCACGGCAACGGCTTCGCCTTGTGGCACTACACGTCGGCTGATGCGATTGCCACTGTGAACAGCGCCGGTTACTACAACGACGCCGCGGACATGCTTTCTGTTCGCGACGTGATCATCGTTGTCGACTCAAACACGCCGACGACCCACTTCGTCAACGTGTTGAGTAATACCGGTACGGTTGTCGATGTCAGCGACGGCACCGCCATCGTTGAGACTGACGGCGACTAAAACGTAGGCAGTAGGAGATGGCGAACGCGTCTCCTGCTCTCGGTGGGTGGACGGCACAGGTTCGCTTGTGCCGTCCATTTCTTTTTAACTTGTTTAAGGATTTATAATGATCCGTTCACGGCTCGAAGACTTCGAATATATATCGCGGCTCAAGTTCGCGTCCACGCTCCGCTATATGACGTCTCATGAGGCAGAAGATATCCTCACGCCTGGGTACTTCAATAACGCCGGTCAATTCGTTGAGGCGGCTGATGAGATTGATGTGGTCTGCCGACACGACGACGGCTCCTGGACAAAGGGGCGCCTTGAGGTCGTATCCAAGACGGCAACCGACGTCACTGTCAGACTGATCGACAAATGGCGACACGGTGTGGCACCGGCGGCGCGTAACATGAAGGTTCACTACGTTCCCGGATCCAAGTCCTGGATGGTTAAGGCGGATAACGAGGTTATCGCCAAGAACCTGACTAAGGCGGATGCGGAATCGCTGGTCAGTGAGGCCGCCTGATGGCAGCGTCTGAAGTCAGTATTTGCAACGCCGCTCTGCAACTCATCAAGAACACCAAATCGATCACGGCCCTGACGCAGGGCACCAAGGAAGCCAATGCGTGTGAAGTCGTGTTCGATGAGCTTCGCGACACGATGTTGGAGTGTCACAACTGGAACTTCGCGACTAAGCGGGTTCAATTAGCGCGCCTGGCTGACGCACCGGCGTTCGAGTGGGACTATCAATACCAACTGCCAGCGGACTATCTCCGCGTCGTCCGACTGTCGGAGAACTCCGACGCGCGCGACAACTGCCCGTACCGGATCGAAAACGGCAAGATCTTGACCGATGCCAGTGAGATCTACTTACGCTATGTCGCGCGGGTCGAGGATCCGAACTTGATGCCGGCGACGTTTCGGACGGCGATGTCAAAACTTCTCGCTTCGCGCCTGGCTGTCGCGCTCGCTCAATCCGCGGCGTTGTCGAAAGAGATGTACACGCAATACACCGGCGAGGATCTACCGACAGCCAAGTCGGCCGACAGCATCCAGGACTATCCGGAGAACCTCCCTGAAAGCCCCTGGGTCACGACCCGGTACGGCGGATATGTCTATTACGAGCCCGGGGATCCGCCCAGTTGACCGTCCAAACCAATCCGCTCCTCGAGGCTTTCAACGCCGGTGAGTTTTCGGGGAGGATGGCGGCACGGGTTCAGTTCGACAAGTATCAGAACGCTGGATCCGAATACCAGAACGTCATACCTCTACCCCAAGGCGGTTATACGTCTCGTCCCGGTTTTCGCTATATAGGTAACGCTAAATCCAACAGCGTGCGCCCCTGGCTCCTGCCATTTATCTACTCGACCACCCAAGCCTATTGCCTGGAATTGGGAAACAACTGCCTTCGATTCTTCAAAGACCAGGCGCAAATCACCGCGCTCGACGTCACCTCGAGCATAACCAACGGCACCTTTGGTAGCGACATATCCAGTTGGACCGCACGAAACACCGGCTCCGGTGCGATCGCCCACGACGGCACCAATAACGATCTCAACCTGAACGCAGCCGGCAGCGGCAACGAAGCGCGTGCTTATCAATCCGTAGCAACGTCGAGCACCGGCACCGAACACGTGCTCGCGTTCGAGATCGTTGGTGACCCGGGCGACGAGATTACAGTGCGGATTGGATCGAGCGCCGGCGGATCTCAATACTATGCGGACGCCAAACGCTTGTGCGGCCGCCATACGATCGAGTTCACCCCAGACGCCAGTCCCTACTATGTCGAGTTCGAGAACGGGCAATCCAAAACAATATCAATCGACAACGTCTCGATCCTCGACAATGAACCGGTCGAGCTTGTTACGCCATGGCCCGAGGCGATCCTCCCTGACATTTCTTATGCACAGAGCGCCGACGTGATCTACTTTGCCGCCGGCGGCTCCTACCTGGTTTATCGTCTCGAGCGATACGGACACTCGTCCTGGAGCCTGATCAAGGTTCTGTTCAGCGACGGTCCTTGGCTGACGGAAAACGACACCGGAACGACATTGACGCCAGGCGCGACCTCGGGCAACGGCGTGACCATAACCGCGTCAGCGACGACAGGCATCAACGATGACGCCGGGTTCAGAACCACCGATGTTGGTCGACTGATCCGTATCAAAGACGCGTCGAACAAATGGCGTTGGATGCAGATTGTTGAATACACGTCAACGACGGCGGTCAAGGTCGACATTAAAAGCGACGCCTTGAGCTCTACCGCGGCGAGGGAGACCTGGCGTCTCGGAGAATGGAACGACACTGATGGATGGCCAGGCGTCGTCTCATTCATACAGCAACGATTTGCGACCGCTCGAACGACCAAGCAACCGCAAAAATTCTGGCTATCCAAGTCGGCCGACATCCAGAACTTTGCCGACGCCGACAATGAAGGCACCGTCCTCGATGACAGTTCGATCAACTACAAATTTGCGTCGCGGGAAGTCAACACGATCCGCTGGATCGCCAGCCGCAAGAAACCGATCATCGGAACCCAGGGCGGCAACTGGACATTGAATTCAGACGGCGCTGTCCTGACACCAACCGACATATCGGCCGTGTTCGAGGTGTCTGGTGGATGTGCGCCTATCCCACCCCTCGAGATCCGGTCGCGTCTCGTCTTTGCCCAGGCTCAATCCCGTAAACTCGTCGAGTTCGCCGACGTCATCCAGGACAACGGCCTTCAAGGATACGACAGTTTTGACCTGACCATTTTGAATGAGCGGGTATTGAAAGACGGCCTGATTCAATTGGCCTACCAACAACAACCGGACAGCACGATCTGGGGGGTCCGCGGCGACGGTCAGATGCCGACGCTCACCTACCAGCCCGAACAGAACGTCATCGGTTGGGCCCGAAACACTGTTGGCGGATCGTTCCATGGCGGTGATGCGATCGTCGAAAGCGTAATCACCATCCCCGGTCAGGATGGGACCGGTCAATTTAAAGATAGTTCCGGTCGGCATGAGGTATGGGTCGCGGTCAAACGCGAAATCAACGGCTCAACCGTGCGCTACATCGAGTGCCTGGAGAAGGTATTCAATGGTGACGAAGACCTGCAAGAAGAGGCGTTCTATGTCGACAGCGGATTGACCTTAGACGCACCCGTGACGATTACCGCGGCAACCCGTGCCAAGCCGGTGCAAATAACCGCCGCGAATCACGCATTCAGCGATGGAGATCTGGTCCGGATTGTTCGGGTTAAGGGGATGACCGAACTTAATTCTAACACTTATAAGATCGCCGAGGTGACAACCAACACCTTCGAGCTCGGTGCCATCGATGGTGTCAGCGTATCAGCTATTACCAAAGCCAACCCAGGTTCCGTCACCGCTCCAAATCACAATCTAGTGACAGGCAATGAGGTACATTTCCACGATATTGGTGGAATGACCCAGCTTAGCGGTAACGGCTATACGGTAACAAAGGTCGACGCCAACACGTTTACGATCGGCGTCGACACGTCATCTTACGGTACGTTTACGTCGGGCGGCCGCGTCTACCTGGCGACCGACGGCAGCGCATACACGACATACAGCGCCGGCGGCGAGGTCCGGAAGAAAGTGACGTCGGTCAGTGGTCTGACACACCTGGAAGGTCAGCCGGTAAAGGTCTACGCCGATGGTGCCGTGCAGACCGATAAGACGGTGAGCTCCGGCGCCATAACGCTCGATAGCGCCGCTTCTATGGTGCATGTAGGTCTGAGCTATGAACGTCGGTGGAAGTCCCTGAAGCTCGCTTATGGCGGTCAGGGCGGCACGGCTGTCGGGCAGCCGAAAAACATTGCCGACGTCATCTTGATCCTCCTCGAGGCGGCAGAAGGATCGGTCAGTGTCGCCACGGTTGACATCGATGGCGAAGGAGCCTTCACCGAACTCGATCTGCGATCGGCCGTTAATATTGACGACGCACCGGTGCCATTCTTTACCGGTGAGAAATCACTCGGCATCACTGCCGGCCATGACACCGATATACGTTTACTTGTGAAAGGTACATCACCGGTGCCGTTCACGGTAATCGGAATCTCGCCAGAGATGGAGGTGGCTTGAGCTTAACGATCGTGCCGTTCGAACGCGATCACCTCGATGCCGTCATGGATCTGGGTGACGCCGAACGGGAAAACCTTTTGATGTACGACCTGGTTGGTCGGACCTGCATGGACGGCGATACGCCGTTTCTCTGTATGGGCGTCATGCGGCGATGGCCAGGCGTCGGTGAAGCCTGGACGGCTGCAAGATCGGATTTAACGCGCAAACAAGAGGCGTTTGTGTTGCGCCGGTTGCGGACCGGCCTTGAAGACTTCATGCGTGAAGAAAACCTGCACCGTGTGCAGTCAATCATTATCAGTACCGATCGAACGGCACTGCGGTTGACGGCGATCATGGGGCTCGAATTTGAGAGTAAAGCTGTCGCCTATGACAGCGATCGAAACGACTACTTTAGATTTGCAAAGGTAATGTGAGATGGCAGGAGTATCCACTGCACTGTCGGCGGCGGCAACTACAGCCGCACCATTTATGGCCGCCGGCTCGTTCGCCATGTCGGCCGTTGGCGCCATTAACCAAGGCAAGATGGCCAATCAGCAAGCGAAGATGCAAGCCGAGATGTACGCGCGCCAGGCCGAACGCGAGCGCCAGATCGGCGAGCTCAACGCCGCTCGGAAACGCACATCGAACAAACGCATCGAGGGCACGCAGCGCGCTATCCTGGGTGCAGGCGGCGGCGATATGTCGGAAGGTTCGGCCTTACTTGCCCAGGAAGAGCTCGCCGGTGAGGGCGAGTTGAACGCGCGTCTGATCGAAAATAATGCCGCGGCAGAGGTCAGTTCTCTCCAGGCTCAACAGGTCCTGGAGCGCGCACGTGGGAAGAACGCACAGAAAGCCGGATATATCCGGGCAGGGAGCGCGCTGTTGAAGGGCGCCGCGAAGTTCGGCTGATGGCGGGCTCAAAGATCCCCACAGCGGCGGACCTGCCGCAGGTCGCCCCCCAGAGCCTACGCGGGGTGCGTGTCGGAGATATCTCCGGCGGCATGAATGAGGCCGTTCAAGAAGGTGGTCAGGCCGGCGGCGACTTGTTTCTCGGTATCCGCGACAAGGCCGAGGCGACCGAAGCCCAGGACCTGATCAACCAACTCCGCGACAAGCAACGGTTGTTGATGGATGGTGACGGATCCGAACAGAACCCCGGATATAGCAACCTGACCGGAAAGACTGCCGTCGATGAGCGCAATAACTACGAGGTAAAATATCAGACTGACTACGACGACCTGTTTAATAAGGCTTCGAGCAGTCGGGTACAAGCGCAGATCATCAAACAGTTCGGCGCGCAGCGGAATACGTTCCTGACGAACGTATCGCGTCACCAGGGCGGTCAACGGATTAAGTATGAGGACCAGGTCCATACCACGGCCTCGGATAATCTGACGGAGCTCGCGATCAGCGAGGCAACCTTCGACGAGGCAACGAAGGCCTGGGGCAATAAGAAGACGATCGCCGAGCAGCACGCGGCAAACATTCAGCACTACAGAAAACGTACCGGTGACGCAAAAGTCGCGAAGGATATGGCCGATGAAGCTCGGTCGAAGACCCATGTCGAAGTTATCGACGATCTCTTGACCCGTGCTGGCGGCGGCGTGTCGGCCGAAAAATATTTCAACGCGCACGTCGGTGAAATCGACCAGAAGGTCAAGAACGAGCTTCGCACCCGCATTGAAAACGGATCACGTCTAGACACGGCCCAGACATTTGCCGATGACACCATTAAAAAATTTGTGACTGCGAACCCGACAAAGTCGGAACGCGAGCTCATGAGCGACGTAAAATGGCAGCGGGACACGCACGCCGAGATAGGCAGAAAGTTTAGCGGCGAGACTGAAAAAGAAGTTCGCGCCGAATTCGACCGACGCATTGCGCGGTTTACAAAACAAGAGAATAGCCTCGACGCCGAAGCTACCTATAAGGCAACCGAGTTTCTGGCAACCAACCGTGATAAAAGCCTGTTGGATTTTCTGACGACCGCTGGAAATAAAGCAGAAGCCAAACGGATCATGTCTGACCCACGTTTGTTTGGGGCATTGGTGACCCTGTCAAGGAATATAGGGCGCGCACAGACAGCGGAAGAGTTTGCCTCTTCCAATAATAAACAGATCAAAGAAACGCACGAAAAGATGACCGGTGAAGAACTGCGCCAGATACCCGACGCAGCGTTCAACACCCTCAAGGAAGGACTAACCGAGACAGTCTGGAATAAATTGAACACGACGCGGAATACGGCGAAGCGCAAGTTTGAAAGCAAACAGAACCCCAACACCAGAGACGTCGATAAGGAAGCTGCGACCATTATGAAAGAGGTCGCGGCGCAAATACCCACGAGGTTTGATTTTAGTACGGTGAAGAAAGCCGGGGTAAAGAAACATCTACGCGTAAACGCGGCGGTCCTACGTCAGCGGGTTGAGGAATGGCTCGACCGGACCATCGAGGCCAGTAAAGGCCCTGACGGTAAAAAAGCGCCGACCTTTCCTGAAGATGACGAGATCAGACGCGAGGTCATGCGGCTGACGGCGAAGATCACCGCCGACCCTGTGAACACCGGTGAGATGTTTTTTCCGAAAACAGGGGAGGAATCGATTTCAGGGATGGTTATGCGGTTGGGTCCGTTTAAGGACAAAGCAGGTCGAAGGGTTACCAAGATGTCGCCGGCACAATTGGCTGTCGCGCGCGTTCCATTCGCCAACATCCCTGAAGCTATGCTCGAGAGGATCAGGAATAACATCCGCCAGTCGCGGGACCCGTTTACCAAAACTCGGGTTGGCGACGAAGGGTTCATCGAGAATGTAGCCGGGGCCTTCGTCACAAAAAACGAACAGCGTTTGAAAAGACTTCTAGGCGTGACTGATTGATGGATTTGATCGAGCAACTGCAACGCGAGCAGCAAAACCAAGACACCCCGGATCTGATCGAGGCGCTACAGCCCGAAGTGGGTCCGGCGGTCGACACCTCGCTCGGTGTCGTTCCTGATCAACGTGCCAAGGATCTCAACACATCTCGAAAGTCAGGTTTCAATGTTGAGGACCTGGAAGCCAACCGAGATGTCGTCGACCAGGAATATGAGCGCCAAGACCTCATTGACGAGCTTGAGCGAGCTCCTAAAAGCTCTCTATATTTTACGCAGAACCCGGAAGTCCTTCCCGCCGCCAAAGACGACATCAACACGCTAACCAAGATCGAGGAACGCCTTAGTTTCTTTGGCGCTGCCGAACGCGGTATCGACCTTCTACAACAGAACTATTATGCAGCCGCCGAAGCGACCGGTGAGATGTTCGGGGCAAAAGATCTCATTGAGTTCGGACGTGAAGGGCGGATCTCAAACGAAGCGCAGATCAGCGCGCAACCGTCGCGTATGAAGGTCGAGGATATCAATAACCTCGATTCCGGTCTCCAGTGGCTAAAGGAGACGTTCGGCGAGCAAGGTGTAATGATGGCGCCGAGCATGGTCGGCGGCCTGGCTGGGGCAAAAACCGGCCTCGCACTAACCGCAGCGATCCCCGTACCTGGCGCGCGCATCGCCGGCGCATCGATCGGTGGTTTTCTCGGCGCGTTCATACCAAACATCTTCCAAAGCGTCGGCGAGGTCCAGTCGGCCATCAAACAGAAAGATCCGGACGTCGTCAGGCCTGATGTAGCGTTTGGCGCCGGCAGTCTTGTCTCGCTCCTCGATAGCGCCGTCCCCGGCAAGGTTGGAACAAAGATCATTAAAGCATTCGGCATCGATCCGAAGGATGCCGCGGCTGACGCTGTTATTGATCAACTCGGTAAGTCATTGACGCGTCGTATTGGCAGCGCCGTCAAGGGCGGCGGAAAGAGTTCCGGCATCGAGGGTGTCACCGAGGGGATCCAAGAGGCCCTCACCGAGCTCGCGGCGACTTATGCCGCAGGCCAAGACGTGAACGTCGAAGAACTTACGAGCGCCATACTCAATGGTTTTGCCGGCGGCTTGGTTATGGGTGGCGCCATTGGTAGTTCATCGACGGCCGTTAGCGACGCCTATAAGACCAAGCGCGCACGTGAATATCGCGACAACATGAACACGATCCTCGACCACACTCGCGACAGCCTGTTGCACCAGCGGTCGCCAGAAGTCTTCCAGGAATTCTTTGAGGCTCTCGCCGGTGCGGACCTGACCGAGATCAACGTCGCCGCGCAGCCGATCGTCGCGTACCTCCAAGGTCAAAACGTCGATCCGGTCGAAACTCTCGAGGCGCTTGGCGTCGATATGAAGCAAGCGAACCGGGCATTTGAACAGGGCGGTGATATCACCATACCGGCCGCACGGTTCTTCGACGCCGTGAGTGACGGACCGCTGTTCGAGCTCCGCGACGGCTTCCTAATGAACGTCCGTGAGAAAGACGACGCACCGACCCTGGTTGAGGGTGAGGCTGATACGGCAGCTACCGAGGCACGCCTGGTTGCACAAGTCGACCAGGTCCGCCAAGACCTCGAGGGTACGAAAGAGCTCGACCAGGTCGAGCAGGACGCCGAGCTCCTCCGCACGACCGTGACCGAGGAGATCGCGAAGACCGGACGATATACCCGAGCCGGCGCGCAGCGGATCGCTGCCCTCTATGAGAACTTCTTTATCACGCAAGCAACCGATCCCGGTATGGACAAGCCGCTTACACTTCAAGAAGTGTTCCCCGAGCTCCGGATGCGTTCAGTCGCCTATGCCGATCGCGATACGCCGATGGTGGAAGCCCTCGAGCAGTCCGCAGCCGAAACCGCGGCGGCGCCGGCGCGTATGGAGTTCATGGATGACCAGTTCGGGACAATAATCTCGGCGATCGGCAGGAACCAAAACGAAGCGCATGTCGCGCGGATCGACATCGATACATTCCTCGATCTGACGACGACGCCTGAAACCCGTGAGACGGTTGAGACGGAAGACCCCGCAGTCTCAAACATCGAACCCTTCGATGAAGTGCTGGCCATGTTTGACCCGGCGGAAACAGAACGGGTCGATGAAAACGCCATTCCGTTCATCGCCATTGATGAGTACGGAAAGGTTATCGGGCATGAAGGTCGACATCGGGCGGTGTTGCTCAAGCGCGGCGGCGCGACGACGATGCCGATCGCGGTTCAGTATCCCGCCGGCGTCACCGAATTTGGTGAGCTCTCGGGCGAGCCGATGCCGACACAACTGACCGGACAGTTCGACGCAACCATCGTCCGTAATATGCCGGAGACGGTTCTTGCGTCACCAGACAATATCGACGAGATGCGCGCCCTGGTCGGTGAGGGCAGCGACACGCCGGCTGCCGCCAGGCAGAACGTCTATCACGTTACGTTTACAGATAATGTCGAGGAGATCGCGGAAGGCGGGCTGAAACAGCTACAGCCTAGCAACTACGTTCGCGCTGATGGCGAGAGATATAACGCTGACGGCGGGGTCTTCGCGTTTGAGAACGCGGAAGACGCTGTCCGTTGGGCGCTGCGGATGGACTTTGATTACCCTGACAGATCAATATCTATCGTAGAGGTCGATCGCGGCGACGTCTTTGAGATCGATCCATCCGAAGACCCGTCTTTGCAAACCGGCGCGGGCGCAGCCTTGCGAAGCATGGCGAACATCCCGGCAGATCGTATCGGAAAAATAACAGAGATATCGTCTCTTGAACGAGCCGAGCAACTGGGCATTACCTTAGACGAGTGGCTGGCGCAGACGGCTCAAGATATAAGCACGCCGGCTGCCGTTATCACCGCATTTCAGCCGCCGATATTTAAACCGTATCCATTTAAGGGCCTCGCTAAATCTCTAGTGGGTGCGGATAATCCAGACTTAGTAAGAACCTTAGTAGATGAGGATCAAGCGTTTGATACGCTTGCGTATGCCGCCGAAACAGACAACATCACTCCCGGACAGATACGATCAGCGGTAAAGCAGGTTTACGATGCTACTCAGTCTTGGCTAGGAGATTTTCCCGACACTATAACAGTGTATAGGTATGGAGAGTTGCGCGGAGATGATCCGGTATCTTTTACACTTAACCCGAATTTTACGGGAGCATCATTACCCTGGATGGACCGAACCGGCTCAGAAAGACTTCAGGCTTATACAGTAAATAAAAAAGACATTTTAGCGGCTCCAAATGCTGTTCTTCGTCCTGGCTTGGGAACGGATACAGAATATGAGGTTGTAATTCCTGGTTCCCGTGTCCGTAAAGCCAGTGACACGCCAACTGACAAGCCTCGCATCCTTTTCCAGGACGGGCTCCCTGTCGTTCCGCCTGGCGTCGAGGCGGACGTCAACAAGCATGGCGTCGCACCATACCTAAGAGAGCGTGTCGAGCCGGCCGCACCGTTGCCGCCGCGACCCTTGTTTACCCAGGAGACTAATAACAAGAACGCACTCGGTCAGATCGCCAACCTGGATCCGGTGCTGGCCAACCATCCCGACGCGCACACGTCGCCAGAGAATTGGCTACAGATGATGGCCGAAGCCCTGGCCAATGATGATGTACCGGCAGCACCGAACCAGTTTATCAAAGCGATCGCCAACAAGGGCGCCGGCGCCATCGCGTCCCTGAAGCGGCTGACACCTGGTCAGATCGCCGCGGCCGATCATGGTTTTAAGAACGCCGCACGGTTTCGAAAGTCCTATATCAATGGTGACATCGGCATCGAGCATACGACGAAACTGTTTCTCTGGTCGTTCCTGTCTCGCGGCGTGTCACCGTATGCCCAAGAAAGCATGTTCCTCGATATCTATAAGGGCATCGACAAGTTCATCGCCCAGGCCGCCAAACAGGAGCTAGACCTCGATGCCTATCTGGAATGGTCGTCACAACAGGCACCATTGGGCAGCGGTCAACCCGGCGCCGGCACCAGCCACAACCTGAACGCGTTCGGTCGTGATTTCCTCAGAAAGATGTCCCTCGATGTTGGTGACGGCACGGGTCGTTCGCGGTTGCAATATTTGCACGATATGATGACAGATCCGAAGTCGACCGGGAAACAGATCCGGCGCGCCTTCGCGACGTTCGGCCAAGGCGTCGGCATCGATAATAAAGTTCTGTCATTCACGCTCCTGGTCGCCGGCTTCGATGACGTGATGGTGATCGACCGGGTGCAGTTGCGCCAGATGTGGAATGACGGCCGGTTCACCGGCTACAACCTCTGGGATGGGGTCAAGGTGCCGTCCGGTGCGGATCCGACAAAGAAGATTACAAAGACAGGTTCGGCGCTCGAGGGTATCCTCGCGGGCGCGCGCGGACTTTTAATCTACGAAGCCATCGAGCGCGGTATCCAACAGAACGTCAAAGATATCTACACGGCGCTCGGCCGTCCGAAAGACGGTTCCGTCGGTCGGTATCACTGGGAGACCTGGATTGCTGACAGCGCCCAGGAAGCCAGCCACGGTACGCTCGATGCGGTCATCGCCGACGCGGTCGACAACCAGGCCGACGCCATCCATAAGACAACGTCTATGCAAGGCGAATATGGGACCTATGCCTACGGCGCCAGGTACGGCGTCGCATCCACTGGCATTCCTTATTTTAACTATACCGCACCTGGCGGCCTCACCTATGTGTTCCGTGTCGAACAGTTTGTCGAGTTCCTGGAAGCGATGAAGAACCCTGACGCCGGCGTCATCCCGAGGACGGTTGGCCAGCGTCAGAAGACGAACAAGAAAGGCGAGCCGCAGTTGTTGAAAAGCGGCGAACCTGCTATGTTAGACGTGCCGTTTTCGGTATCGAAACGATACAAAACGCGGCGCGGAAAACTGGTTCTCGATGAGAAGAACCAACCGATTGTATTGGAGGAGCTCAATGCCCCGTGGTGGTCAAGGCCAGAGGTCAACGAAGAAAACATCTCCGCGGTCGCCATCGCATTCGCGGAAGGGATCGCCGGCGATAGCCCGGGAACTGTTCGAGGGCCTGACGGCGACGCCGATCTTTCCGATCGACCTCCAGCCGCTGTCGGCGCTACCGGTTTCGCGCAGCCCGGCGAAGGGCCAACGGGCGTCGAGTTCTACCAAACGGTCCCGGAAGGCCAAGCAGACCTAAGAGACCGCGGCGAAGGCAAAGTCCGTTTCTTCAACCCCCTCGTTAAAATTACCCAGGATCTGAACCTGCCGGCCTGGAAGAATGATGGCGTCGCCAAGGGCAGCGACATCTGGACGGCGATCCAATCGAAAGCCAAGGACGTTCCTGCGAGCCAGATCAAGGAGGTGCTCAAATGGTCCGGGCTCGAGGAGATGCTGATCCTCTACCCGCAAGAACTCGATGCTGAACTTGAAGCCAGTATGGTCGACAGTGTCTACGTAGAACGGAGCGAAGACGAAGATGGGTGGTTCGTCGTCGCAGGGGAGGAAACGCTCTACTGGTTTAAAACGGAAAGCGAAGCGGAAGCTCGAGCAGAGCGTATCCGCGAAGAAATGATGGCGCCGCCCGAAGAGCTCATGTTTAGCCGCGCCGATATCGTCAAGTTCCTCGAGACCGACGGGTTCCCGTTAATCTCTGAAGTCGTTTCGCGCAGCACGCGATATACCGGTGATCTCGATGTGGAGCCCATGTCGGATTTTCAGGCTCAACAAGATATATCCACCTACACCGAAATTCGAAGATTTATGGATGAAGAGCTCTATAACGAGCCTATGGCACAATATCGTGAGGTAGTCGATAAAGAGGCGCAGGAACGGATAGAACGGTTTAACTTTGTCGAGGAAGCTGACGGGTTCTACGGCCATCCGCAAAGCATCTTCGAGTTCGTCCACAACATTGAAATCCACAGGTTGGACACAACTGATATTGATCGGATGATGAGGCAGGAGCTCGAGACGGATCGCGATTCCCGTATTAAAAACGCGATCGAGAAAGCACAAGTCGCATTGGAATACAGCGATCAATTCAACGCCAAGGGTGCCGAACTCTACGGGCAGCGAGAAGGCGCGGACTCAAGTATTGTTCAAGGTCAGAGGAAGTATAAGGGCTTTAATTTCGCCAACAGTATGGAGGAGGTCTTCGATACCTTCAGGGAAGTCTACGAAGAGATCGGTCCGCCGCCGACCAAAAAGACCCAGACCCTGGACCTTTTTGATGAGAGGTTCGCCGATGATTGGATGGATAATCGAGAAGGCGCACGCGACAAAGGGCTGGAGCGCGAAGTTCGCGAGTATATGAGACGCGGCGAAAAGATGCTCCTCGATCGCCTCGGCGTCGACCCGGCAATCCGGACCGGCAACAAGGTTAAGGCCGGAGAGAACTTGGCCGAGGCTTTCGTCACCGCTCTGATCGACGGCACCAAAAATGATATCACCAAGGAAATGGGGTCTATTGAGGTCTGGACGGAACAGGTCACCGACGATCGAATGCCTCGACGTATTATTCGGGTCGAGGCGGCCGAACGTATGCCCTCTCGTTTTGTTGGGTATCTGCCGGTCGACACCAACGGTAATATTCTCGACGCCGCCGACAGCTACAACGAAGCACTCGTTCGTCTGTCGACTAGCGAAACGTCAGGGGCGACGGAGTGGGATAATTTTGTCATTGATATGGGAGACGGCAGAAAACCCAAGTCCTACCGGGAGTTCAAGCTGATCTACCCAGATCTTCCCGGGCGCTATAAACATGAGCAACATCGGTTCAAGGAAGACAACATCATCGCGTTTGGGCGGGTGACGACCCGCGACCTGCGCGGCAAAAATACGTTAATGCTTGACGAGGGTCAGTCCGATATCGACACGGCCCAGAAGAAGTTCGGTTCGGTTAACGAACGGGTCCGGGAGTATAAAGAGGTACAACGCCTCGCCGCCGAAGTGCGCGATAAAATCATTGAACCGCTCGACCGGCTGCGTTCGTTGAGAGGGGACGCAGAAGACGTACTGGATACGTCGGTTACCGATGGCCAGAAACAAGCCATGGCAGCCTATTCGGATATCGTCGATATCCTCAGTGTGTTTGAGTTTAGGGATGGGGCCTCTAGATCTATCCAAATGAAAGGAGGTGTATCCGGCGTCCAACTGGAACAGCACCTCCGGGATATCGTCCGCACTATGTATCTCGATTTAGAAGTCGGGGATAAAGTCCAACGGTTAACCGGTATCGAACCGAATTATCTCAGGTCGGAGATGTCTATAGATCTCTCGGAGTTCACCATCAACGAAGTCAGGTTCCCCGACGATACTGATCGCAAAGACGTCACACTTCAGATAATGCAAGAAAAACCGCGGAAAGTAATCCAGAAGAAGATCAAAAAATTCCTGAAGAGGGCGCTGACCTTTCAACATATCCTCGATAACGTCACGGATCCCGACGTTGTCGGTGCTGTTCAGGACCTGGCCGCGGCCATCGGCCCAATCACCGAAAAGGGCCCCTACCTCAAGACGAACAAAGATCTCGATAGCTGGATAATGGAGATCCCCGACGCACCCTTGATGGACGATGCGTGGACGATGCTTTTGATGAAACGCATGTTGGTCGAGGCAGTCGAGAAAGGTCACGATGCCATCGCCTGGTCGAGTTCCGGCGCCGTGTCGGGGCAATGGAGCCCAGGTTCACAAAAGATGTACGCAAACCTCTACGATCAGAAGTATCCAAGCGCGACGAAAAAACTGACGGGTGCCGAGCCGAAGCTCTACGAAATCGACGACGATATCGATTTTGAAAACGATGCGACAGCCGAAGAAGAGATGTTGCCGGTCGAACCCGGCAGGAAGCTCCCGAGTTTTCAGGAGCTCAAGCCCGTCTTTGAGCAATGGCTGGACGAAGCCTATGAGGATTACGATCGAATTTATGGCGAAGGCGCCGTTGAAAGTCTGCGGTTTGACGTTATAGATAATCTTGACTTTGACTTATACGACCGCGGTGTCGAGGACAGTTTATTACAGAGCGGCACCATTTACGATGGGCTAAGGCAACAGGTGCTCCCGCCCCTCCGGAACCGTCTCGAAGAGATGTTCGGTGTTCTGAACACCAAGGTGATGATGGCAAAGTCCGTCACATCGGTGATCCGACTGGCCGATGACCCGGCGTTTGCCGACGTAACAAGTGAAGGTGTACGGCCGGCTGATCTCACCAGCGTGCTCGAGGGCGCGGATAACAGGAGATCCACTCAGGTCACTAATGATATGAAGTGGGCGTACGCGTATCTATTTACTGCCGCGCTGACGGACGCGGTTGAGAAAAGTGATAATACGAAGCTCGATAAGATCATGGAAGCGACGCTTGGCGAACGACTGTTCCGTCTGACCAACGACGGTGAGAGCGATTTCAAGCCCGAGCTTCCCATGCTGAAGCGCCTCGAGAGACTGCTCAATGAGGCGGCCGGCACCACCGGTATCAACGTAGAACCAGGGTTGAGACTCCTGAAACCGGGCGTGCCAATCGGCCCGGATATTATAGATCCAGACGCGCCGCACGCGCTGCCGCAAATTACCATGATCGACCTGACCTATAGGCTTCCCGGCCGCCTGGCGTTTAACGAGACGGGTTCAATTCAGGGGCCGAACTTTAGTTCGTACCGTGTTGAAGAAATGGTCGAGAGGCTCGGCGGGTTTATCGACGGGCTGATCAAAGACAAGAAACAAGCGATCAACACTAAGCAGGGGTACTGGTTCCTGCCGATCGACGAAGAGCTCGCTGAAACGATCCGAGACAACGGTTTCCCGTTGATGCAGGATCCGATCATACCCCGTGGCCGCGCAGTGCTCGGCGAGCAAGAGATTAAGGTCGAGATGTTCGAGAACGCGGACCTTTCGACGATGCTGCATGAAACCGGACACGTCTTCGTCAATCTCATGGAACGTGTGGCGTTACGCGCCGGCGCATCTGAACGGCAGAAAGATATTTATTCCTCGATGTTGGACTATGTCGGTGCCGGCAGTGCAGCGGACCTGGATCCGCGCATCAGCGGTGACGCCGCGGAGGAGAAACAAGAGAAGCTGGCGCGTGCCTTCGAGGCGTACCTTAGAGAAGGAAAGGCGCCGAGCAATCGGTTGCGCCAGGCGTTTGCCGTCTTCAAGGAATGGTTAAAGCAGGTCTATCAGTCGCTGACTGGGCTCGACGTCGAATTGACCGACGAGGTGCGGAGCGTCTTCGATAAGATGCTGGCCACCGACGCCGAGATCGATCAGATGCACGCAACGAACGGCATGGATACGACCGTCTCGGCGCCCGAGCTCTTCGCGCTTCTGTCGGCCGAGGAACGTGTGGCGTGGAACGATCTTGATGAAGAGGCCAAAGAGAACGCACGCCGCACGGCGTTGAACGAAGAGCAGCAAGCCCTCCAACAAGAGAGCGAGGAACAGTTCCAACAACGGCTTGAAGTCAACAAACAGATCGTCGAACGTCAGATGTACGAAAACCGCCCGGAATACCGGGCGTTTCATTTTCTGGTCAACGGCGAGTTCTTCGTTGGCGAGACGCCGGCAAGCCTGGCCGACCGTCGCATTAGTAAGGCGATGCTCCTCGAGATGGGCTACACGCAGGAGGATCTTAACGCGCTGCCGAAAGGCCGACGGCGGATCTATACAGACGACGCCGCCACGGCTACGGATCCGAGCCTGATGGCGACCGCCATGCGCTTCGATAGCGTCGAAGAGATGATGACGGCGCTGAAAAATATGACGCCGCCAGGTACGGCCATCGATCGCGACGCTTCAATGATGACCAGATCCGAGCTCGGTGATCCTCTGAACGATGGCAGCATCGAACGCCTGACGGAAGAGGCGTTGTATAACGAGAAACGTGCTGGCGCCATCCAACTGGAGTTCGACGCCCTGGCACGTCAAACGGGACAGCAACGCGTCGCACGTGACACGATCAAGGCCATCGTCGATCGGATCTTTGACGAGAGCCCGGTCAGCGAGATCCTGAAGCCTATGCGCTATCAGTCGGCGGCGGTCCGGGCCGCACGCGAGACCGAGCGCGCTATCGCCAAGAAAGATTTCGTCGAGGCGTTCCGGCAGAAGCGGCTGCACATGCTCAACCATGAACTGTTCCGTCGCGCCTTGCAGGGCCGCACGGACGTTGAACGTATCACGCGGCGGCTACGCAACTACCAGCGGACCCGCATGGACAGCCGCAGCATTGATAAGAACTACATCGGTCAGGTTAAGAACCTCCTCGAATTCTACGAGTTCTCCGGGGTCTCCGTCGACCGCCTCGAGGAACAGACCGCCGCGGACGTGATGGCGTTTATCGAAAAACAGCGCGCCGCCGGCGAAGCCGTGATCATGCCCGGCAACCTGGTAGACTTCATTGGTGAAGACGCCAACGGTACGCCGCAGTTCAGCTTCAAGGTCAAGTCATGGAAACAGATGACCATGACCGAGCTCGAGGCACTTAGGGATATGGCCGATAACCTGGTCAAGATGGGGCGGCAAAAATCGGCCGAGACCAAAGAGAGAAAGGCACGTCGCGGCATCGAGCTTGCCGACAATATTCGAAGCAAGGCGCGACCACGTAAGAATAAGGAGTCAACGCTTGCCGTTCCGATCGTCAAAGATCAACGCAAGAAGGCCATGAAAGGCTTCTTCCCGGCTTCGCACCGGAAGCTCGAGAGCATGATGTTCGAGCTCGACGGGTTCGAGAACCTCGGGCCCATGTGGTCCGCTGTCTTCGACAAAATAACCGAGGCACAGAACACCAAGACGGTCCTGGTCGAGATGCTGTCGAAAGAATATTCAGACATCTTCGACGTCTACACGCCCAAAGAACGCTACCATATCCGACGCGAGGCCTCGAAGGTTGCAATCGAGGGGCTGGGCGGCAAGGGCCTGACCCGCGAGCAGCGGATGGCGATTGCGCTCAATTGGGGCAATGAGAGCTCGCAAGAAGCCCTCCTCGAAAGCGGCGACTTCGTCAAGCAGTATGGTGAGATGTGGAACGAAGAGACGATCCTGGAAGTCCTCGCGACCCTCGATAAACGCGACGTCCAGGTCATCAACCGGATCTGGAAGATGGTCAATCAATTCTGGGAGGATGTGAACCTGCCGGACGGCCGAACGATCCCTGGCATATCGTCACTCGAGCGCGAAAGCACCGGCGTTGTTCCAGAGCGCGTCGAGGCGATACCTTTCATCGTCGGCGACAAAGCGTTCACCGGCGGGTATTACCCGCTCAAGTATAACCCATACAGTGATCAACGCGCGGCGCGCGAGAGCGAAGAGGATCTGCAAAACCGACTGAAGTCAGGCGGGTTCTCCCGCGCGCAGACCTCACATGGGTTCACCATCGCGCGGATCGGATCCGGCGGCCGGCCGGTCCAGTTGGACCTGGGTGTCATGCTGCGACATATGGACGAAGTCAGTCAGGACATCGCGTTCCGCACGGCCATCAACGAAGCCGCGGAGATCCTCGGAAACACTGATATCCAGGAAGCGATCGTCGGCACCATGGGCGAAGCCTATCTGTCCGCCATGCAGGAAGTTCTGGTCAAGACGGCCAACGGCAACTTGGCCTCGTCAGATAGTTGGGCAGATCTTGGTGTCCTGAAGACGGCCAGGTTAAACACGACCGTGGCTTTAATGGGCCTCAACCTGCGTTCAATATTAACGCAGCCGTTCGGTCTCACGCAGTCGATTGCCAGGCTTGGCATCCGCCGAACAATTCAGGGGGTCGGCGAGTTCTGGCATAACCCGGCGAGCATAGGACGTCGTATTGCAGAAATCGACGCCAAGTCGACGTTTATGCGGGAACGCGCCAAGATGCTCACCCGTGAAGTCGACGACGTCGTCAACAAGCTGGACAGCCCCGGCTTCAATGACGAGGTCCGCAAGCTCGGGTTCTCGGCGATGATCTTGATGGACGTTGTCGCCGTCGCTTACCCGACTTGGATCGGCGCCTACAACAAGGCCATGGACGGTGACGTCGAGGGCGTGCGCCTGGGCGACGAGACCGCGGCCATCAAATACGCCGACATGACGGTCAGGACGACGCAAGGTTCCGGTGGAGCCTCGAACCTCTCGATGGTGCAACAGTCATCCGAGCTCTCGAAACTCATGACCATGTTCTATTCGTATTTCAACACGACGTACAATTTGCAGACCGAAGCCTACCGCAAGATGCGCGCGCAAGGCATCTCGATCGGGTCCGTCGCTGAGTTCCTCGGGCAGACCTTAATGTTGCAGTTAATACCTGCGGTCCTCGGCGCATTGCTTCTCGATGCGCTGCCGAGCGATGAAGACCTCGAGGATGACCCCGAGGGCACCTGGGCCATGTGGACCTTGATGGCGCTTATCAAATACGGCATTGGCCAGGTCGTCGGCTACCGCGATGTCGGTAACTCGATCACGTCAGGGTTCAACTTCCAACTGACGCCGGTCGAGGGGACCATTCAGAAGGGTATTAAGAGTGTCCGAGATTTGAAGGACATTCCGGAGTGGGTCGAGGAAGGTGAGATACCGGACACATTCGTCAAGAACGCGCTCACCGTTTTTGGTATGGCGGCGGGCATCCCAGGCTCGATCCAGATGGTCAGAATGTATGACTACTATAAGAAGCTGCAAGAAGGGACCTTGAAGACCGACCCCGAAAGCACGTTCGAGGAGATCTACGGCGCCTTGATCCGAGGCGATAAGGTCTTTTAACCCCATCATCTAGATTGAACTGAAACTCACAATACTATATGTTGTGTTAATGTAGAGGAATTATGCCATGACGGTCAGTTCTGAGACCAATAAAGTCACCTTTGCGGGTGACGGGGCCACGACGTCGTATTCGACGTCGTTTTCTTTTGCGTCCAACGATGAAGTCACAGTGACGCATGTCAACGCCGCGAAGACCCGCACAGAGTGGACAGCCGGATCCCAGTATAACATTACGGGCGCAGGAACCGGAAACGCTGGAACTGTGACCGTCGTCACATCACCAAGTGATTATACGGTAGCTTCAGGTGAGACGTTGGTGATCCAACTCAAACCGGACTTCACCCAGCCGACCGACTTACCCCGCGGCGGAACGATATCGCCGGCTGATACGTTGGAGCCGATGCACGACAGTCGCGTGCGCCAGATGCTTCGTCTCAAGGACGAATTAGACCGTTCAATGAAGGTCCCCATCGAGGAGACAAGCGGACCGGCATTACCCCTGGTAGCGGATCGCGCATCGAAGGTCCTGGCGTTCGATAGTTCCGGTGATGTTGAGATGGCGTCGGCGGTTGCTCTACCGACGTCTCTGACGGCACTCAATTACATTCGCGCCAACAGCGGCGCCACAGATTATGAGATGCGGACACCGACCGAAGTGCGGACCGACATCTCGGCGCAGCCGCTTGACGCAACCCTGACCGCACTCGCCGCCTATAACACAAACGGCGTCTTGACCCAGACGTCGGCTGACACGTTTACCGGCCGCACGATCACCGGTACGTCGAACGCCATCACCGTCGCCAACGGAAACGGCGTCTCGGGCAACCCGACATTGTCGCTCCCGACCGACGTCAATATGACGAACCTGACGTTGTCAGGTAATCTGACGGTCAACGGTACGACAATCACAAACGACGCAACCAATACTGAGATCAAGGATCCGCTGATCGAGATCAACAGCGGCGCCGGATCCAACGCCAACGATCTCGGCATGATCATGGAGCGTGGATCCACCGGTGATAATATATTCGTCGGTTGGGATGAGAGCGCCGATGAGTTCGTCGCCGCGACGACGACAGCGACCGGGACTTCGACAGGCAACCTGACGATCGCTGGATATGCCAACGCGCAGTTCGCCAACGTGTCGATGGCTCAGTTGACGGCAACGTCTGGCACCCTGGCCGGCATTACCTCGTTCGGCATGAGTGCCGGTGCAACGATCACCGCCGGCGTCCTCGACGAGGACACAATGTCGTCGAACAGTGCCGTGGCGTTAGCCACGCAACAATCGATCAAAGCCTACGTTGACAGCAATGCCCCCGAGAACGGGGTCAAGTTTACGTTCGAGACGGCGACAGCCGACAGTGACCAGGGAGCCGGAAAGGTTTGGCTCAATCATGCGACGGCGTCATCGGCGACGGTGCTCTACGTCGATGATGTTGAAGCCGGCGGCGTAAGCGTCAATGCCTGGGTCGACACCTGGGACGACATCTCAAACGCGGTCGCCAAGGGTTATGTCTATATAGCGTCATACGGTTCGACCAACGCGCTTCTGGTCTACAAGGTGACCGGCAGCGTGACCAGTGCGACGACATACTCGAAGGTCGCCGTGACACACGTGCTTACGGTTGGGACGATTTCGGACGGCGACAGCGTCGGTTTGACGTTCGTACCTTCGGGCGGGGATGGCGCGGGCAGTGGCGATCTTTTGGCTTCGAACAATCTATCGGATGTCGCAAACGCGGCCACGTCACTCGCAAACCTTGGCGGCACAACTGAATCAAATGCGGTTGCTCTGGCGATCGCGCTCGGCTGATTAGGGGGAAGCATCCCGAAAGGAGCAAGATATGGCAAACACATTCAAAGTAGCGACAAGGGCGTCTGTAGACCATAGCAGCGCTGACACGATATACACGGTGCCGTCGAGTACAACTACGGTAATCCTGGGCATGACGATCTGCAATCGTCACAGCGCGGCAACCGACATTGATGTCAAGCTGGTTAGCGATACGGCTGGTGGCAACCCCAACACAAACGCTGATGTGTTTCTGTTGAAAGACACGAGCATTCCCGCCGGTACAACGCTTGAGGTGTTCGCTGGTCAAAAGATCGTCTTGCAGACAACCGATAGCATTACTGCCCAGGCGGCAGCTAATGATTATATCGATATCTCACTGTCGTTCATGGAGATCACCTGACATGCCATTTTTAGGATCACAACAGAGAATGGTCGGGGGAGTGATTGGCGCGGCAGACATTGGCGCTGATGCGATCACCACAGCAAAAATTCTTGATGCGGCCGTGACATCTGCCAAAACATCTGGCTTGCCTGCCGACAAAGATATTAGAGCTTTGGCGCTTGAGGTTAGCGATGTCAAAGGTGCTGCCTTAAATTTCGCTAATGGTGCGGCTGACCCGTTCGACTCAGATACCTTAGCGACCAAAACAAACGCAACCTATTCAGCGAGTGATGATTATTATCACAACCCTGATGCCGAAGACATCGTATCGGACGACAGTACGACATGGGGTTCAATGGCACATGCTTATTCCACTGGGACAACAGGCCTAAATCCCGAATCTATTGATTTAGCTGCCAGTACTAGTAACTGGTGGTTCGCTATCGACTTTGGCTCTGGCAACGCGCAAGACATTATCAAGGGATTTTGGGAAACAGGATCAACTGGCTACGCTGGATCACGGGTTGGAGCTTGGGCGTACTCAGATGACAATTCTAGCTGGACTCATGCCGCGACGTTTAACTTCACTCAAAGCAGCGCATCAACGGACTACGAGCAATCATGGTCGAGTGCTGGCTCCCACCGCTATTGGCGTCTTGAAATGGATTCTTGGTCAGGATCAGCCGTCATTGCGATTGTTAAAATGCGGCTAACTCGACAACTGACGACAGACAACATGACGCTAATTAGCAATGCTTTGACCGCATCGTCAGCGCCAAGCACTGGATTCATTACGGTACAGGCCGACCCGGTCGATTCGGTGAGTGCAAATACCGACATCAAGGCTTTCATCTCGCGCAATTCGGGAAGTAATTACAGCGAAGTGACGCTCGTTGCCGGTGCGACAAATAGCAATTTCATTAATTATGAAGGCTCCGTTGACATTAGCAGCCAGCCTTCTGGCACCAGCATGAAATACAAAGTGACTACGCATAACACTAAAGAAATTCGAGTGTCAGGCGTGGTCTTGCGTTGGGCGTAAAAGGAAGGTCGAGAGCGCGTTAGAATGTGGGGGCGAATTTTTTTCGAGTGGGTGCCGTTTCTTACCCCAACACGGCCGAAGGTCGGTTGGCTGCGGAGATGGCTAGGTATTGGAGATACCGAGCATGGCTGACAGAGAGGTTAAAAAATCGATCCTCTGACCGTGGCAGCGAGCATCGCCGGGGTGAAGGCTGCATTAGGCGCCGCGACTGATATAAAGGACATAGGCGGGGCTCTCTCGAAACTGTGGTCTGCCGAGTCCGCGCACGCTCGAAATAAAAAGACTAAGGCACCGCAAGCGCAAGGCGGTCCGCGGAACAAGAACCACCAAATCATCCACGACCGTTTCGGTGAAAAGGATGAGGCCTACGCAGATGACACGTCGTTTTCGAATGTCGCAACAGACGTGCTCGAGGAGCGCCGCCTGGCTGACGCCAGGGTCGCGTTGGCTCGAGAGATCGATGCCAAGTTTGGCAAGGATACCTTCAAGGCTATCGAAGAAGAGCAGCGCCGTCGCGTGAAAGAGAAAGCCGAACAAGCTCGCAAGGCTAAAGAACTAGCACGCGAGAAGAAGGAGCACCTCGATCAACTGATAAAGAAGATCCTGGTCGAGGGAGGGAAAGCACTCATCGTCGTAGCTGTATTATGCGGCCTTATCGCGTTCTTGATGTACGCGGCAAAAACTGGCGGTAGCTCATAATGGACGGCGGCCTCAACCTCGGGCCGCGCGAGCTCCTGACGCTCGGCACAGTCGTCAGCGGCTTGGCCGTCACCTGGGGGATGGTGCGTCAACAATTGAAAGCCGCCGAAGAAAAGTTTTCTTCGATGACCAAAGAGCTCCATGAGATCCAGACCAGGCTCGATCAGATCGATGGCCTGACCGGCCGGCATGAGGACAAACTGAAGCAGCACGCGATCATTAGTTCGGTATCATCGCTCGACAAGCGATCACGCTTTGAGGCTGACGTCTCGGCCCGGGTTAAGAACTTGGAGAAGTTAGCCGACTCAAATCTCAAGCTCCACAATGGTGAGCACAAGGCCACGGCAGTGAAGGAAAAGTGATGGAAGCAAAGGACATCGCAACCGTAACGCCTGGCGGCGCCGCCATCGCCGCATCATGGCTTGATTTGATCGAGACAACCCTCAGTATCACGCTTCTTGCGGTCAGTATCGCGTTCGTCATCTACAGATGGTTTCGAATCTCGCGAGATAAAGGTGCAACGTGAAACGTCTCGCTGTCGCGTTGGCCGCTTGTCTGGTCGTGATGGGGTGCCAGACGACGGAGCCGGCAGCCGAACCACCCGACCCATGTCTTCATACGGCCAACGATATACGTAACACGTTGGACGATCGCTTCCCAGACGTCACCGAGATAAGGGTCTCCGATCGCGAAGATGTTGACGCCTTCCTCAAAAGGTTCAATTCGCAGGAGCCGAGGACCTACTTAGAGGCCAGTGAAATATATGTGTTTCACTCGAAGAAGGCCAACCGCCGCCAAGCCATCGACACATCTATCCTGACGCTCGTCGACGACCGCGGCTGCGTCGGGAATAGCGGGGAGGTCAAAACTCGAGACCTTCTCAACTGGCTGTCTCAAGGTCCCCTGGTCAAAACGTAATTGGAGATTATGACAGGCCGGCAGGGCGAACACCTAGTCTCGGCTTTTCTTTTCGAGATTGGATGGCAGTCCAACATTGTCGACGCGATGGGCTACGACATCATCGCGACACAAGGATCTAGGGTTCTCCGCGTCCAGGTTAAGAGCTCATCAAGACCGGTCGCGGAACGGGGTAAGCTCGCCCGAAAATATGTCTTCACTGTCGGAGTCGGCGGCAAGAAGTCGATCGATGACCTCGAGAATTACTACGACATGCTGGCGCTCTGCGGGTTGGCGGATCGCGGCATAAAATTTTTCCCGGCGCCAGAGGTCAATGCGAAGACCATACGGATCCGGCCGGAAGCGTTCGGCCTCGATGACACCCTCGCCCGGCATAGCTGGGAGAGGGCGGTTAAAATATTAGAGGAGAAGTGAAGTGCTATCTTTGATATCTGGTGCGGTCGGCCTGGCGGGATCCGTCGTGCCATCCTTGGTCAAGCTTTGGACGCAGAAAAGCGACCAGGCCCATGAACTAAAAATGATTGAAGCCCAGGCGAAGGCCCAAGCTGCCGTCGGCGCGGCCAGGCTCGAGGAGACCCAGCTAACCGTCGAAGCCGATCAGATGAAGGCGATATACAGACACGACGCTGCTATGGCAAAGAAGGCGGCGCCCTGGACATCGACGCTGTCGGCCAGTGTGCGACCGATGGTGACATACATCGTCACGTTTACCTGGGTCGGGATCGAGATCGCGGCGGCGATCGCCATCTACAATTCCGGCGCCAACGTCGTCGACGCAATCGACGCGGCGTTTAGTGAAGAGTTGAGCAGTCTCCTGTCTCTGATCATCGCTTACTGGTTCGGGAATAGGTCGCTGGAAAAGATCTCTAAATGACGGAGGGCATTAATGATGCAGGTCTCGAAATTGTTCGACACTTCGAAGGTTGTCGGCTGGAACCTTATGTGTGCAGCGGCGGCCATGCCACTATTGGTTTTGGTGCTATCTACGCGGCTGATGGTCAGCGTGTCACAATGTTGCATCCCGCGATTACCGAGGAGTGCGCTGAAGAACTACTGCGGCGAGATGTTAACATCTCTTACCGGGCGGTCGAGCGGCTCACCCAGCCATACACCGAAGATCTAACGCGTAATCAGAAGTCGGCGCTGGCCAGTCTCGTATTCAATATCGGATCCGGGAACTTCCGGGCGAGCGCCGTCAGATCCAACATTATAAGAGGAGAGATTGAAAATGCAGGACGGCAGATCTGGCAGTGGAGGAGGGCAGGAGGGCGCATCATGCGGGGCCTCGTTCGAAGGCGCGCGGAAGAGACAGACCTCTACTTCGCGGTGTGATAAATGCGGAAGCCTCGAGCCGCCGATCTTCGTCCATGGTCATTATCAATGTCAGAACTGCCGGTGCATTACCGATGGTGATTGCTGCCAGGGCGCGCCGCTCTAAAAGGGTAGACACTTCTCAATTCAACTTATTGTTCACTATATCGAAAAAGGGTAGACACTTTTAGCTCTAAGTCATTGATATTGTTGAATTGTGGCAATACCGTAGGGGTCGCCACTCCTCTTTTAAGTCATTGATTTTGTTGGTGAAATAGAAGGGTAGACACTTTGGGTCCAAAAGGGTAGACACTCTTGTTCTATTTCTGGTCCTCATTCTGGTCTTCCAGGCGCTGCCTGACACCTTCAGCGAGCCTCTCTTTTCTGACCTTTGCGACGTAAGTTTCGACGTCCTGCATGTTCTGATGGTTCGAGATCGACATGATTTCCTGGGTCGTGCAGAGCATTGGCGGCTCGGCCAGGTAGCATAGCATCGCCTTCCTCAACCCGTGCATCGAGCAGTGCGGCAACCCAGCCTGGTCACACCATTTCCGAACCGCATTGCCCAGACCGTTGACCGTGTAAGGTTTGCCGTGAGACGTTACCAGGAACGTCAACAACCCCTCCGTATCTGTCTGATCGATGACATTGCGTAGCTGCCGAAGCAGAGGCACCTTATGCTGGACGTCCCCCTTGGTCTGGCGGAAATCAATCCAGTTCCCATCCTTGGTAATATGCTGTCGACCGATCTGACAAACATCGCTGATCCGTAGGCTGGTCATTAGTGCGAGCTCGAGAGCAAGGCGCGCGTTCGTTCCGATCGGGTGCTTGTCCTGGTACTGGTGGATCTCATCGATCGTCCAGGTGTGATGACCATCCTTATTATTGCTGGCGAGCTTCTTCACGTCGCGCAGCGGGTTCGTCTCGACAACCTCGAGCCCGATGATCACGGTATAGACCTGGTTCAAGAACTTCCGCAGATTGTTCCAGGCGTGCGGCGTATCGACCATATCGTCGCGCACTTTCCGAAAATGCTTCCCTTTCCAGGAACGCACGGCGCTGGCGCCGACCTTCCCATCGTTTCTTTCGACCCATCGCTCGAGCACGTTCTGTCGCGCGATTTGCGTCTTTGATCCAAGCTGTTTGAATTCGGCACTCTTGAGGTATTGTTTTACAGCCCACGCCCAACTATGCGTCGGGATCTGCGCGGCTGGCTTGCTGACGATCTCCTTGCCGCACGCCGCGTGATAATCCTCCCAGAACTCGGGGGATCCTAATGGGCCTCGCAGCGGTATCTTCACGGCGCCGCGGCGGAAATAAATATATTCTTTTCCGTGTCGGTTTCGGTATGCCTTAACGTATTTCACTTTAACGCTCACCATCGAGGAACGCCAATTCGTCCCTGATGGTCTCTCCATCCCGAGGCAACGCCTCGAGGCATTCCTGCACTTCCGTCACCAGCCATACGCACTTAACGGTTCTTCCGTTATCTCCCTCGATCAGCCGGCGAGGCGCCGGCATCGTCCCGGATTCCACCATTGCCATAAATTTGGGAATCGAGCAAGACACAGCCTCGGCTGCCTCGCGGCGGCTAAGACTGAGCTTCATCGTCTGCCCCACATCTTGCGCCATAGGAACACGTGGAACTGACACGTTACACGTGACAGCCAACGTATCGGTGCCGAGCGCCAGAAGGGGCGCTCCTCGTTGATCAGGTTATCCATCATTGTAACCTGGCTGCATCAACACGCACGTTGGTGATGACCTGAACCGGCCGGCGGCGCACTCGGAACCCGAGCCATCTTAAAATTATCCGCACCATGATATCCTCGTTGCAATGAGAACGCCGACGAGAACGCCGGCGCCCAGGATCAGGATCTCGTTCATCTGACGACACCCCATTGTTTCAGGAAACGCCGACAGAGCTCGACGTAGGATGAAGGGAACGCGGTAGCTCTCGCTACCACGTTCCACGCTTCACGGAAGTGTTCCGATGAGGGTCTCATTCCAGATGCTCCCGGGCCTTGGCCTCATCGAGCTCGGAGAGCTCGGCGAGACGCACGACGGCCTGGTCCTGGGTCAGGATCCCCTCGGATACCTTTTCACGCAGGATCTCGATGACGGTCATGTCACGCTGCCTCTTGGTGAAGGGACTTGAAGACATCCGACCGGACCCATCTTTGAACCTCGACCTCGCGCGCTGCCAGCGTCGAAGCCACGTTGTCGTTACCCGTGTTTCGGATCTTGAATTGATCCTTGTTGTGTGAGGAGTAGTAGGTCAGCGCACTCAAGACCGCGTAGGCGTTCCTGCCGCGGTCGACCATCTCGGTCTCAACGCGATCGATAAGCCCTTTGGCTCGCGCCTCTGAGATCCCGGGCAGCTTGTGGATGACAGCCTTGGCCTGTTCAAAACTGACCGAGGTGTCGGCGAGAAGCTGAAGGTGATCCATCTTCACGTCGAAGCGTTCGAGCCCATCCTCTATCCAATCCAGGAAGATCTCCACGGTTGCGTTCTTCGTATGACGCTTCGCGAATGCGTCGGTATTTCGAAGTGACACCTGGCCGTTGAGACAACTCAGATCGAGGGTGCCGGTCGAGAGCGCCGTGGCTGTCTGGCCATCGAAGCCTGTCCGGATCCGGAACTCGGCGCCGACGGTCGTGCCAACCTGAATACCGGCATCTCTGTAATTGATCTTCCGCGTCGCGTCGCCGATCGTGTAGCGTCGCTCGACAAAGGCGCCGTTGCCGGCCATCCGATCGGTGACCTTGACGTTCTGTAAAGCCTTCTCACCAAGCACGTCCCGCATTGCACGTTCCGCGCCATTGGTAAGATCGCGCATCTGGACGATCTTAAAGGTCTTCGAGGTAACACCCAGGAAACGAGCCTCGCCGTCACGGTAGGCGTAGTTCCCGACGATGCCGCTGGCCGGGAGCTCCTGGCCGCGTCTGCCTTTCCCGCACATGGGTCGGGCAACAACCTCTGCCAGGATCGGGGAGCTCTGATGCTCCTCGAAGACCGGCAGGTTGCGTTCGAAATTAATGACGTTCATGTTAGTCCCTTCTCTGTAATTGGGGCAGATGCCCCGGTTGCAAAAAGAGGGCGTCGGAGTGTCCGCTCCGGCGTCCTCACCGATCGAATGTCTTGCCGCTCTTGTTTGGCCGAGACGGAAGCTTATGTTTTTGTCCCTTGGCTTTGGACTGCGCTGCGCGTCTGGCTTTGCGTGACGGAGGGCTTATCAGTTCACGGATGTTGTCTGGCCAGGAAGCTTCATTGCCGGCCGTCTTCCACCTTGCGGCGCGTCGCACTCTCATTGTCCGCGCTCCACAATCCGATAGCCGGCGTCGAAAGCGGCGTTGGCGAAGTTGATGGCGCACCCTTGTTTGCAAAAGGCTGCACCGCGGCCGCCGTAGGGTAGGGGCCTGTAGCTCTCACCGTCCCACGTAATGACCTTGTGGATCTCCTTGTGGGTCGCGAACTCGAGCCTGAACTTTTGGTTATTATATCTGTAGTCGTCGGCTTGTTCACATAGCACCAGGTCGTCGGGGTCAATGTCCCCGAAGATCTCCGCGATCCGATCGTTCATCGCCCGGTGCAGGTCGTCATCATCAGACCAACCGGGGAGATGGGCGTGCCATTCGACCCTGATGATTTGATGGTTGGTCAGGCCGGCGCAGTACTCCCGGAGGTTGGTCGACTTTTCGACGCGCGTGTTGAACCCCTCCGGAAACTCCCTGCCTTCGCGCCAGCCAATCGTCTCGGTGTGCCTGGCGGCACCCTTGCCGCAATACGCGCACGTCTGACGGTGATCGAGAATAGTCATCCTAAATCACCCCCCTGATACCCAGGCTGGCCCTCCAGTACCCAATCGAACAAGTCTGTGGAGCGGTAGCGCATGACGCCGTGCTCCTCACGCCTCTCCAATAGTCCATCATTCACGGCGAAATTCAGCGCGGCATCGCGAACCTTTTTTGGAATGTTGATTGCCTCGCGTGCGATCAGAGCATCGCTTGCCGGGACTCCCGAATAGGTTCGGGATGCACATCCAATGACACGTGCCCACATGGAAAGCCGTATAAACTCATCCAGCGAGGCAATGACCGGGTCCCCGTCCCCAGGCTGCCATCGTGTGTGGCCGCTGGGATCCATTCTGTAATGAATCCAACTGACCAGATTCGTATAGCAAGAGGCCAGTTGTACATCTCTATGCGTTTTCATTGTTCATCCTTTCTTTGTCTACTAACGCCTCGAGCCCGGCGAGTGGGTCCGGGCTCTCGGCGATACGTCGCAATGTGGGCAAGGTCAGTCGTCGTCGCCGATTAAGGCTTTGCGCGACTCGAGGAGCGCCTTGGATGTCCGGTCGTGTTGTTCGACAAGAACCGACATAATCGAACTCCTGTGCGCGGTGTCGACTATCCGAAGTGAATCGATTACCCGTAGGATGTTACCCACCTCGCTGTTCAAGTTAATCCACGCCTCGACCCGATCTTTCATATGCATCTGTTGTCTCCAATTTTGTGTTTCTACTAACGCCTCGAACCCGGCGAGTAGGTCCGGGCTCTCGGCGATACGTCGCAATGTGGGTAGAGGCTAGGCGCCGTTACCTTTCAGGCGGTCACCGTGTGCCGCACGGGCTGCCTCGAGGCCGTGGATCACTTCCTTCTTTTCGCGTGCTGGCGGCATCGCGAACTTGACGTGGACGTAACCCGCCTGGAATGAAGAGATATCGAAGTCGATCGGGGACGTTTTGAGGAAGTCCATGATCTGCTCAAGCTGATCGATCCGTGAGTTGGTGCTCATGTTCAGTTCTCCTTAGTTGTCTTTGTTCAGGTAATTGACTTCGTCGGCCGACTGCATATGCCGCGGCTTATTCAAGACCATCTCGATGTCCTGCTTTGGCATGGCCGTCAGAACTTTGTCGGTCCAACCCATCGAGCGCAGGATCCAACGGTCACCGTCGGAGATCCGCGGTGCCTTGGTCTTACGCTTGGGCTTGGACTTGGCTTTCGATTTCTTGGGCATGATCCACTTGCGCTTGGGCTCACGCGTCAGCGCAGCGGAAGGCGTCGGGTCCCGGCGCAGGAAGTCCGGGATCTCGAGCAGGTCGTCGACTGATTTGGTGTTTGTTGTCATTCGTTTCTCCCTTAATAAATTTATGTCGTACCAAGATGGTACGCCATAAGGCGGGAGAAAACAAGCACCAATTTGGTGCGTCTAAATTAGAAGGTTAGTCTTTTCCGGTGAGGAGCCAGTTCAGGCTGCGCTTTGTGACCAGGCTGATCTGGATCAGAACTTCATAGGAAGGCAGGACGCCTTCCTTATCTTCACGTTCATATTTCCGGTATCGAGGTTTCTCGATGCCAAGCGCCATGGCGAACTCGGACGCCGTCTCGAAGCCGGCGTCGGTCCGTGCCTTGACGAGGCGAGCTTTGAACGCGCTGCGATACTTATCCGTCGCCACGTTCTCGACCCACTCGTCGTGTATTACTGCTTCTGCGATCATGCATCAGAGTATACCCCGCTCTCGAAAGGTTCGCGATTACCTGAATTAAGCAGACGCGGTGTCCTTTAGAGGTACAACATTTTCACGTTTGAGTAGTCGGTCTACGGCCGGCTTGCCAACTTTTGATGTTGCAGAAACGCCTTGGACCTCGACAGATGCCGAGCCCGGAAACCGCGATGGATCAAAATACTGACCAAAACCCGAAGAAATAAGAGCCTCGACGTCCTTTTGACTGATCGCGTCAGGCACGCCGTCTTGCCATAAACACGCCTCAGTTGTCATATCTTCGAGAGAGTCGACGCGTCGCATCAGATAGAACGCCGATGCCGAGAGAACGAACGATTTGACGACAGGCTCGTTCAGTACAGCCAGAATGCGCTGGCGACACATTGCAAGATACGCGTCGGTCGGTTGTAAGTTTTCGTCAAGAACTCCTATAGCTTTAAAGTCACGTATTATATCGTTCGCGTTCGACCGCGACTTGATATCTAGCTGCCGACACATCTCGCTAATGTTAGCCGGGATCTTGTCTGTCGAACATGCCCAAAGATATTGAATCACAGGCCGCGCCATCTTGTACTTCATGTTGATATTGTCAAAGGCCACCGCAAACGGGTTGACTGAGCCCCTGCTATAGGCGGCGCGCATAATGGCAAACCGCGCGTTGAGCTTAGGCCAAACATCGACAACCAGGTCTAAGAGGCCTTCACTAATAAAACGGTTCGGCATTTTCTTCTCCCTTTGTGTAATGTGTCCTCTCTAAGGACAATCGATGTACCATTTTGGATCTTCTTAATCAAATATTAATTTTTCGCCGTCAGAAAATGTTTGATTACATCGCACCAATTTGGTACTTTCAGGGTTATGCAAATTCACTCCGACCTCATTGATCAGCTTGGCGGGACGCGTCGCGTCGCGAACTTCTTACACGTGCCAACTCAGTACGTCTCGAAGTGGCGCCGCCGCGGCATCCCCTGGCGGCATCGCTGGAAAGTGTCGACTCTCGCGCACACGGCCGGCGTGCGGCTGCCCAAGGAATTCATGGAATGCTGAAGATCGTCGGTATTGACCCCGGGCTCGATGGCGCGCTGGCTTTGGTCGGCGACGGGTTCCTCGATGTCCAGGACATGCCGACGGCCGGCACTTCTAAGCGCCGAATCGTCGCGGCACCGATCCTCGGAGCCATGCTGCGTGATTGGATGCCGTCCTATGCCGCAGTCGAGCACGTCCACGCGATGCCCAAGCAAGGTGTCTCGAGCTCGTTTAAATTCGGTCGATCGCTTGGCGTCATCGAGGGCGCACTCGGTGCGCTCGAGGTCCCCATTCGATATGTGTCACCGGCACATTGGAAACGGTACTTCAAATTGTCATCCGATAAAGAGATGTCCCGGCTGAAGGCTATCGAGACATGGCCACGGATCTCCGATCAGCTTTCACGTAAGAAAGATCACGGCCGCGCCGAGGCGTTGCTGATTGCTCAATACCATTTGGAGACGGACTGGCGTGTCAAACACTGAAGAACCCTTTGAAGAGACAGTCACGACTGTCCGATACGTCGTCTATGACGACATCGATCGCTACGTCGATGACGGTTGGCGGATCAAATCTCTGCAATGCCATCACTCGGCCCACGCTGTGCTCGCTGTAAAGAAAGGCACTCACGATGACCCTCCAGGCGCTTAAAGAAACAGAAGGCAAGCTCCGCTACTCGCTGCTCGTTGATGAGTTCGTCGACGAGATGGTGCGGGTGCGCGAGTTCGGCGCCGACAAGTATGACGACTGGGACTGGATGCGCGGCCGGCCGTGGACTGATTATTCCGACGCCGCACGTCGTCACCTGCGCGCCTGGTTGGACGGCGAGACGACGGCCGACGACAGTGGCCTTCACCACCTGGCGCACGCTGCCGTCGGGATGATGTTTCTTTTCTGGTTCGAAGCGCGCGACCGCGGCATCGATGACCGGCCAGGACCGATGGCCAGGTTCCATGAACAACTCGAGCTCAATCTTTCGACTGTCCACAACGTGGAAGTGACCGACCAACAACTGACATTTGACTTTATAGATAAGTAAGGATCAACGATGAACGTCGAACTCATGCCGCACCAGGTCGATGGTGCCGGCTTCCTCTCCGACCGCGAAGCAGGACTTCTCTATTGGGATGCCGGCGCCGGCAAGACCTACGCCGCGGTGCGCGGCTGCGACCTGGCGTATGAGAAGAACGTCGCCGAGAAGATTGTGCCGGGTCAGATCCTGGCGCTGACGCCGGCTGTCAACCGCCGCAACCTGGCCAACGAATTCACCAAGTCCCAGGCGCGCGATCGCGAGATCGCCGTCATCGAGAAAGGCACCGACACGTTCGATCATGCCGACGTAATTATAAGTAGTTATGACCTGGCGGCGAAGCGTGCTGTCTGGGAACGTCTGATGGCGCTGACCTTCGACGTCCTGATCCTGGACGAACTCCAGTATCTGAAGACGCCGACGTCGGCTCGAGCTCGGGCCGTGTTTGGCGGCAATGGTTACGGCCGCGACGGTCTCTTTGGTCGCGCGTTTCAAACCTGGGCGCTATCGGGTACGCCGGCACCGAACAACATCACCGAGCTCTTCCCCTGGATCCGGGCGACGCGCCCCGACCTCCTGGCAGGGCTGCGGCCCGGTGGACGTGTCACGTTGGACGATTTCAAGAGGGCGTTCTGCAAATGCGTCGACACGCCCTACGGTCTCAAGATCGTCGGCAACCGTGACGCCGAGGTGCGGCAACTGTGGGCTCGGCTGCGCGGCGACGTCTCGCGCATCCACAAGCATGACGTCATCGAGGACCTTCCACCTGTCACGTTCCACGACTATGAGGTGATGGGTGATAAGACCGCATCGAAGGTTCGCAAGCTCGAGGCCGAGTACCGCGAACAGATCGAGATGCTGCTTCGCGACGTCAGCGGCACCGGCGTCTATGATGAACACATCACGACCATGCGCCGTGTCACCGAGATGGCCAAGGTCGGCGACTGCATCGAGATCGTAAAGGCCGAGCTCGCCGACGGTGCCATGCAGAAGGTCGTCATCTTCGCCAACTATAAGGACACGATTACGTCGCTACGTGAGGCGTTGCATGAGTTCAACCCGGTCGTGATCCGTGGCGACGTGACGCCGCTCCGTCGCCAACAAGCCATCGAGGCCTTCCATGGTGACGACGACGTCCGCGTGTTCATCGGCCAGATCGTCGCGGCCGGCACGGCCATCACTCTCCATGCCGATGGCAAATGCTCGGACGTGATCTTTGTCTCGGCCGACTGGGTGCCGGCCAACAATGCCCAGGCCGTGGCCCGGGTTCATCGCAAAGGCCAACACAACAATGTCCATGCCCGGTTCCTGCACCTGGCCAATAGCCTCGACGAACAGGTTTCGCGAACGCTCATGCACAAAACATTCACGCTGAACAAAGCACTCGACGAGAGGAAGACGCACCATGCCAGCTAAACACTCAAGCCTGATCGGCGGCTCCACAGCGAAACGCCGGATGAACTGCATTGGTTCGTATCAACTCGAGCTCGCCGCACCGGCGCAGCCCTCGAGCCCTTACGCCGAGGATGGCACACGCAAGCACGACGCCATGGAGCTCGTCCTCGATAAGGGCATGAGCGAGATCGAATGTCTCGATCACATCGAGGGTCTCACGGTGGACGATATTCAAGAAGCCATCGAGCCGGCGCTCGAGCTCCTCAATGACCTGATGCGTGAGTATAACGTCACGGACTACGACTACGTTTGTGAGGCTGAGGTCAAGTTCCAGGGTATGGACGCGTTCGGCACGGTCGACCTGATCGTCTGGTCGGAGAAGTTTGTCTTTGTCATCGACTGGAAGTTCGGCCGCGGCATCGTCGTCGACGTCGGCCGGGAGAATATGCAACTTAAATTCTACGCCGCCGCGGCGACCCAGACGCCCGAGTTCAAGAAGCTGTTCACGCCGGAACGTGAGATCGTGATCGCGATTATTCAGCCGCCGGTCGATCAGCCGCTGACCCACGGCATCGTCAGCCATGACGAGCTCGAGGCGTTCACCGTCGAGATGAAGGCGGCCATCGGTAAGGCGATCGCCGGCGACATGGAGACGACACCCGGGCCCTGGTGCAAGTTCTGCCGGGCCGAGGCGACGTGTCCGTCGAAGACCGACATGGTTACCGCACTGATCAACCGAGGTCCGATCGATCCCGAGATCCCGTCGAACGAGCTCGGCGCGCTTTTGGATATGGCGCACCAGGTCGAAGACTGGTCGCGTGCCGTCTTTAAGATGGCGTTCGACGAGCTCGAGAAGGGGCGCGACGTCGACGGCTACAAGCTGGTCGACAAGCGTGGCACCCGGCGCTGGTCGGGTAATGAGGTGGAGAACGTGCTCACCGATCTGCTCGGTGATCAGGCGTTCGAAAAGAAATTGGTTTCTCCGGCGAAAGCCGAGAAAGCGTTGAAGCTGGCCGGCTCTACGGCCGACATCTCAACGCACATTGTCTCGATGAGTTCGGGACGCACACTGGCGGCCGCGGCGGATCCTCGTCCGGCTGTCGTTATCAAACCCCGCGGCGCAATGAACTTGCCGCAAGACAACGAAGGAACGACAATAAAATGAATCAGATAACAACATTTCACTCGGACACCATGTCTGTCGACGACCTCAACAAGTCCATGGCTGAAAGCCGCTCTGCGGCCCCGGCTGCCGAACACGGCGGCGATACGCTGTTGAAAATGCAATGGGACAGCGGCGTCTGGAACTACGGCCAGGAGAACATCGAGGTCGAACCGGACTCGCTCTGGGTCATCAACCCTTACATGCTCCAGTCCGGTTGGGTCTGGTGGGCCGACCCGAAGGTCGCCGGCGGACCTAAGAAGATGGATGAGATCATGGGGCTCTTCCGTAATCCGCCCCACAAGCCAGCACACCGCTATGACGAGATGGGCGGCGACTGGAAAGAGCAGATCGGCATCCCGATGATCTGCCTGACCGGCGAAGATGCCGGGCTCGAGGTGCTCTACAGGAACAACTCAAACGGCGCGAAGAAAGCCTATGAGCAGTTGTTCAATGATGTCCAGGGGCGCCCGGATAACTACTATGAGTATCCGATCGTCGAGCTCCTACACCGGAGCTATAAGCACAACTCGTTCAAGCGCACGATCTTCGAGCCGGTGTTCAAGGTCGTCGACTGGTCGAACAAGGACCGCGAGCTCTTGAGCGAGAGTAAGTACGCTCCCGCCATCGCGGCGAGTGAAGCACCGGAGGTGGATCCAGTGGCAACCGAGCCCACCCCCGAGCCTCAAGCTGAAGCACCCCGTCGTCGCCGGCGCCGTAGCGTCAAGTAACGAAAGGGATGGGGGTGTCGTAAAGGCACCCCCTCGCTTCCATTGATTTTACACATTGATTACGAAACCCGGTCTGCCGTCAACCTCTTCACTGAAGGGGCGTATCGCTATGCCATGTCAGACACGACCTCGATCATCTGTTGCGGCTGGGCGTTCGACGATGACGACATCAAGATCTGGATCCCGGGCGAGCCCATGGATTGGGACATGGCGAGCTTCCTCCAGGGTGCTGGCGGTCCAAGGTCGGTCCACGCCCATAACGCTCAATTCGAGCGCCTCATTACGGATTTTGTTTTAGGTCCCATGTTGGGTTGGCCGTCCTCGGCCCCGATGGAGACCTGGTACTGCACGGCCGCCCAGGCGCGCGCCCGGGGTCTCCCTGGTGCGCTCGAGGACCTCGGCACATGCCTTAACCTCAACGTCAAGAAGGATCGCCGCGGTAAGGAACTGATCAAGCTTCTCTGCATCCCACGGAAAGGTGTGCCCAGTGATGCCTGACTTTTGCATGGACGAGGATCTCCTCCGGGAGATGTATGCCTACTGCCGACGCGACGTCGAGGTTGAACGCCTGGCGGCCAAGGCATCGCAGCCGCTGACCGATGCCGAATTCGCTTCGTTCGTTGCGGCCGAGAAGATCAACGACGCGGGTCTCCATGTCGACGTCAAGTTCGCCGACGCCGCCGGCAACTACGCCGAACAGGAAGTGGCACAGATCAGCGATGAACTGTCACGTTTGACGGATGGTGAGGTGACGTCGCCGCGCCAGTACCAACGCCTGAAAGATTTGCTCCTGCCTTATGCGGATCAGGACGACCGGATCCAGGACGCAATGACGGTGACGAAGAAGGATCGGCGCACGGGAGAAGAGACGTCGAAGACGGCGCTCGATCGTGACGCGCGGCGGAAGCTCCTCGAGCTCGTCGAGGCCGACCCCGATATCCTGCCTGACGATGTCGTCGAGGTGATCAACCTGATCGACGAAGCCGGGCGTTCGAGCGTCCATAAGTTCAATGCCATGGTATCGCGGTCCGGTGACGCCGGCCGTGTCCAGGGCGCTTATATGTTTTCTGGCGCCGGTCAGACCGGGCGGTTCAGTTCCGTCGGTCTCCAGGTCCACAATTTTCCGCGCCGCTGCGCCCAGGATCCCGACCAGGTGCGCGACGACGTCATCAAGGGCAGGGGTCTCGACAATGTCATGGACACATTGGCCTCGATGCTACGTCCCTCGATCGTGGCGCCAGACGGCTACACGTTTGTCTGTGGCGACTGGTCGGCCATCGAGGCCAGGATCCTGCCATGGTTGACGGATAGTCATGGCGGCCGGGAAGTGCTCGACGTCTTCAACACCAATGACGCCGACCCGGATCTGCCGGACATATATAAAGTGGAGTACGGCAAGGCGTATGGAAAGCCGGCCGCCGACGTCACAAAGAGCGAACGCGCGATCGGCAAGGTCCTTGTTCTGGCGCTCGGATACCAGGGCGGCTATCGAGCGTTCCAGGCGATGGCGCGCGCCTACCAGGTCTCGATGCCGGATGAAGAAGCTGAAGGGCTGAAAGAGATTTGGCGTGCCAACAACGCCTGGGCCGTCGAGTTCTGGTATGACCTGCAAAACGCGGCCATGGATGCGGTGCGCTATCCCGGATCCGAGCAGCGCGTTGGACGTCTCACGTATTACAAGCCGGCGACCGACCCCAGCACGCCGCTCTATTGTTTCCTGCCCAGTGGCCGGCCGCTGGCTTATCCGTTCGCGCGCATCGATGTCGACGAGGATCACCCGAACCGTCCTGATGTGCTCTCAGCCATCAAGGCGACGTGGAAACCCAAACGCGGCGAGAGTGAATGGCCGCGGATCAATCTCTATGGCGGTCTCCTGGCTGAGAACGCGACCCAGGGTGTCGGCGCGTGCATCCTGCGCGCTGCCATGGCCGACCTGGTTGAGCGCGACTGGCCGGTCGTCGGCCATACCCACGACGAGCTCCTCCTCGAGGTCGAGGACAGCGAGGTCGACGAGGCAACTGAAGAACTGCGTTTGGCAATGACGGACCTACCGACCTGGACAGACGGACTGCCGATGGCGGTCGAGATCTGGTCCGGTCGCAGGTATCGCAAATGAGTGCGTGGGATCGCTGGCTCGAGATGCGTGATGGAGAGATCTGGGAGGTCAAGGAGCCGGACGGTTGGTCATTTGTTTCGGCGGCTAAGAACGGAACGCTGACGCGATTCGAACGTAAGCTCGACGGAGATAACCCTGATGACGCGAGGAAGATATATGAGTTCTGGAGCGAACGTGATGACGCCTGATAAGTTTCTCGAGTTTGTGTTCGGCGACTTGGATGACGATGAGACGATTTGCGTCGCCAAGGGATCGCCCAAGGCGAATGGCGACACGGTGTTCTGGAATGTGGCGCCGGACCATGAGGTGTTTACAGGTTGGAAGCGGCGCCCGGAACGAATGCGCCAGGCCTGGTACTTTTGCGTCAGCGCCACACGTGGCACGTTAAACCAAAAGGGCAATGCCCTGCGCCGCCGCCGCGAGGATCTGACGCGCTATCATTGCCTGGTCCTCGATGATATCGGCACCAAGGCGGAAGCGCCGCCGGTGGATCCAGCCTGGAAGCTCGAGAGCTCGGCCGGCAACTATCAATGGGGATATTTGCTCGAGCCCGGTGACAAGTTCGGATCCTACGAGGCATTGATCGAGTGGACGCATGAGCAGGGTTGGGGTGATGGCGGTGCCGGCGGATCTTATCGACTGATGCGGATCCCGGGCAGCGCCAATCTCAAGGAGGGCAGGGACCGTTTCATCTCACGTGTCGAGGTCGTCGACGATACCGTCTGGCAACTGGCCGACCTGGCGCGCGAGCTTGGCGTATCAAGTGAGCAGTGGAGCTCGATGGCGTCGCGAACGATCGACCGCGCTAAGATGAACGGTACACGTGTGACGAAGATCGCCAACGTCATCGATGATCCGGTGTTGACCTGGCTGACCGAGAACAATCACGTGATCTCGGACAGCGGTCAGGAGTTCGTCGAGGTCGCGTGCCCTTGGGGCGATCAGCACACGACAGGCTCGAACGTCGCATCCTATTCGCCTCTCGGCCGCGGCAGTGGATCCCACGCGGAGCGCCGCGGCTTTAATTGTTTTCATGAGCACTGCCGCGAGCGAGGCTTCCGCGAATATAATGACTGGGTTGTCGAACAGGGCGGGCCCTGGGCCGCCGGCGTCGACCCGCTGCCGTTCTTGCAACAGCAATATGTATATGTCGAGAACGGATGTAAGTGGGCCGACATGAACCAACGCCCGCAAGGCGGGTGGTGGATCCTCGAGGACCGCGAGTTCGGCGGCCGGCATAAGCGTAAGGTCGATGCACCCGGTCACGATCGGCCGGTCCAGGTATCGACAGCGATGCTCGAGAGCGACGACACGCGTCGCGCCGCACGTATCACGTACTGGCCAGGCCGTAACGATACTTTCGATATGGACGTACAGAACCATATTAATGCCTACATCGAGGCGACCTGGCCGGAGACGTCGGAGGAGCCGACGGTGTTCCTCGACCATATCGATTACCTTCTGCCGAACGATATCGAATACGATCTGTTTCTCGACTGGCTGGCCTGGAAGGTTCAGAACCCGGGCCGGCGATCCTACGCCATGCTGATGATCGCCGAGGACGCGTTCGGTACGGGGCGAAGCTGGCTCGGTAAGGCCCTGGCGGCAGCCCTCAAGGGGCACGTCAATCATGCCACGTTCAAGCAATTGATCGGCAAGGGGACCAGCGGTGAGAACACCTATAATGACTGGGCGGCTGAATGTCAGTTTCTAATCATCAACGAAGCCAAGGACGTGACCAGGGAGGACTTCTTCGACAGCTACGAGACGTTTAAGGACAGGATCTCGAACGATCCGTCGACGTTCTGGCGGAACACAAAGTACGGTGCAGCGCGAAACGATTTTATGTGGTTCAACGCTTTGATCTTCTCGAACCATGGCGACGCCCTGGTCATTCCGGAAGAGGATCGACGCGTTTGCGTTCTGACGAACCCGACACAAATGGAGAAGAACGATTACTACGAACGACTACACCGCAGCCTCGAAGCCGACGAACCACAAAAGATATTTTGGTATTTAAAAACGCGAGACGTATCGAAGTTTGACCATGTATATCCACCGATGACGCCAGGTAAGATGTCGATGATTGAGACGACATCATCACCGATCGAACGCATTACAGATTACGTCAAAGAAACAACCGAGCACGACCTCGTTACACGTGACACGTTGGCGCATGAGATCCGACGTGCCGCTGCCGATCTCAGCCTGTCGGATCTCTACCGCGGATCTGATCTCGACAAGGCAGTTCGGAACATCTGGCCGAAGCTCCACAACCTCAGACCAGGCACAAAGAACGGCGCACGCTACTCGATAAATAATAAACAGACCGAGGTCAGAGCGGTCAGAAATAGGGAACACTGGTTAGCGATAGACGCCGCACGTGACACTAAGACGATCACAAAACAGTTCGACACCCGACAACGGACCCCGATTTAGGGAAAACACCCCGAATTTAGGGACAATTAGGGAAAGCTAGGGAAAGATTTCCCTAGTTCCCTAGTTGTTTAGTTTCAACGACTTGGTCGAATTTTTGAGGTCAATTAGGGAATTAGGGAAACCTCCCTTAGAGCAGATAAATTAGTAGTGATGGTGGTCAGACTAATTTGAGACTCCATGGGAAATTGTCACTAGTTCCCTAATTCCCTAACTGGAGATTGGGAATGTCAGAAATTGTCATCGAGGAGACGATCCGCGCCGGCGAGTATCGCCAGCGTCGATTGTCACTGACTGAAAAATGGGTTCGCGATGGTGTCATCGAACCCAACATGCATACGGCTGCGCTCCGGTTCGCGAGCGATTTTCACACGGCGCAACTCTCCGGCTACTACGCAACGTCGGACGTGCATCACAAGGTGGATAGCTCACCGCAGCACGCCGATTACCTGGTTCGGAAAAGTATCCAAGCTCGAGGCGCTGTTGCCGCGGCGATGACGGCTGTCGGCAAACAAGCCGGCTCGGTGCTTTGGGATGTCATCGGTGTCGACATGAGCTTACGCGAACACATCAACCGCGGCGATGGACGTACCACGTTGAACGATGCACGTGGTCGGCTGATCGTCGCACTGGAACATCTAGCGAGGTATTACGGTTATGGATGAGAAGAAGCACTGCAACATTGATGACGATGGCCGGCGCCGCGGTCTTGAAAGTCTGAACCGAATGAAAACCCTCACACCTGATCGCGGACCTGGTAACGTCCGCGGTAACCAGATGTTCGCGGAATTGATCGGCAAGCGCCGGTTCGATGAGCCGGGGATGGAGGTGACGTTTAAAAAATAAACTGGCAGAGAAATGATTTTTGCCAGTTTGCCAGTTTAACCTGCCAATTTATGACCTGGCTCACAACATGTTGTGTTTATGTTCGACATCGTTGACGTGAAACACAAGATGCAGTAGTTTTGGTTAGTCTATCACACTTACGCCCTGCCCATTCCGCGGCAGGGCGTTTGATTTTTAATCATCATTTTTCAAGACGAGGTGGTCATGCCCCAAGTTAAAACGGCTGGTGGTAAGATGAGGTCTTACCCTTACACGAAGGCTGGTAAGAAGGCAGCCACGGCAGCGAAAAAGAAGAAGTCTAGTCGCATGTCGGCCGCGACCAAGCGCCGTCGGGCTACGGCCAAGGCGTAATGGTCGAACTTACGCTGTTGCTTCTGCTTCTGGTCTGATCAATGGCCGAGAAGGAGAAGAAACAACACGGCGGACGTCGACCTGGCGCCGGCCGTAAACGTGGATCGAATTCACGTGCGACACGTGATCAGAAGGTCACCCTGTCAGATCTTGCCAGGTCGCACGCGACGACAGCCATCGAGACATTGGTCATACTAGCCACACAAGCCGACAGCGACAGCGCCAAGATCTCGGCGTGTAAGGAACTACTCGATCGAGGGTATGGTCGGGCACCGCAAGCCGTCGAGCATGAAGGAGACTTGACGTTTAACATCATCTCGGCCGTGCCGCGGCCCGAGGCCGATGCCAACTGATCTGATCTTCGACTACCAGCCTCGAGCGCCTTTCGTTTCTTTCCACATGCGGAAGGAGAAACGCGCCTGTCTGGTATGTCACCGCCGGGCCGGTAAGACCGTCGCGCTTGTTGCTGACCTGGTCGATCACGCATTGCGATGCACCGAGCCGCAAGGACGGTTTCAGTTCATCGCACCGTTGTTTCGCCAGGCGAAGGACATAGCCTGGACGTATGCGAAACAACAGACCGCGTTCCTCGGTTCGCATCGAAAGATCAACGAGAGTGAACTGTGGGTCGAGGTGCCATCGGCCGCGGGGACGCCGGCGAGGATCCGGCTCTACGGAGCGGATGCTCCCGATACGCTTCGCGGGATCTACAGCGACGGGATGGCGATCGACGAAATGAAGGACGTCCACCCGGCGTTGATGCAGGAAGTCGTCCTGCCGGCACTGGCCGATCGAGATGGGTTCCTGACGGTGAGTGGAACGCCAGGCGGATACGACGAATTCTACAACCTCTATCAACGATCGTTGAGAGAGGCGGATTGGTTCTCACTGATGCTCAAGGCATCCGAAAGTGGGATCCTCGATGAGGATACGTTGCAGGATCTGGCGGCCGAGATGCCGCCGCCCAAATATGCACAGGAGCTCGAGTGCGACTTCGCCGCCGCGGCCGAGGCGCAGTTCATCCCGACAGAGATTGTCGAGGAAGCCATTGCCCGACGTGAGGCGCCCGACGGTAACATGCCGGCCGTCCTCGGTGTCGACGTGGCAAGGTTCGGTGACGACCAGAGCGTGATCTTGACGCGCCGCGGCCGCACGATCGAAGACGTCAAACGATATGCGAAGAACGACCTGGTGTTCCTATCGAACGAGATCATGAGGTGGGCTGACAACGTCAAGCCGCAGATGATCTACGTTGATGGCGCCGGCGTTGGTGGTGGTGTCGTCGACTACATTACGACGGCCGGCTACCCGGTTCGAGATGTTCAGGTCGGTCGCAAGGCTGATGACCCGATCCGCTGGGCCAACAAGCGGGTCGAGCTCTGGGGCGACATGCGCGACTGGTTGAAGAACGCACAGTTCCGAATCCCGGACGAAGAGGTCGCCGTCTTGAAGAGTGACCTCCTCGGGCCCGGGTATAAGTACACGGTGTCTGGACAGTGTGCGCTGGAGAAGAAGGAAGATTTGAAGAAGCGCGGCATCGCATCACCTGACGTCGCCGACGCATTGGCGCTGACGTTCTTCGAACGCCTGGCGCCGGCCGGCATTGTCAAGGTCGCCATGCGCGCACCGAAGCCGGCAGCGGACTATGACGGACTGCGGTATTGATGCACGTCGATATCCGTGAGGCGACTGAGTTCGACCTGGTGATGATGCTCGATGCGATTGAAGGCATCATCGACGAGACGCGATACGAACTGACGTTCAACCGTGAGCACGCCCGAGACCATCTCAGGTATTACGTGTCCGGTACGCCAGGATGGATCGCGCTGCTTGCAGAGACGGAGAGCGAGGTTGTTGGTGGAGTGTTGATGGCCGAGAGCCTCGAGTTCCACGACATGCCGTTGCTGTACGTCACCAAGTTCTGGGTCTTGCCGTCTGGTCGGAGGACCCGAGCAGCGCGATCGCTACTCGAAGCTGTCGTCGACTACGCGAGAGAAAAGAACTGCACGCATATATTCGCGACGGCGACCGCCGGCCTCGATGAGCGTGAACAGAGACTGTTCGTCAACCTGCTTACCAAATCCGGATTCCGGGATACCGGTCCGGTCATGATGAAGGAGATCTGATGGGAAAGTTTACCCCGAAGCCGCCGCCAATGCCGCCCGCGCCGCCGCCCGTTCCAACACCTGAAGACCCTGAAGTGAAGGCGAAGAAGGCAGCCACAAAGAAGGCCGCACGCAATCGCATGGGGTTTGGTCAGACGGACCTTACTCAAAGTATGGGTGATACGGCCGACACGACCCGGAAAACGCTTGGATGATGTACCTCAAGCCGGTCGAGATCATCGAGCGCCTCTACGCCAAGAAGAACCAACGCAATAGCCTCAACCAAATGTGGGAGGAACTGGCCGAGGTTCTGGCGCCGGAGCGTATCGGGTTCACGACACAGAACCGCGGCAATCGTCGTTCGGATAAGATCTATGACACGGCACCGATTACGGCCAAGCGATCCTTGGTCAACTCGATCGGTGCCATGTTACGACCAAAGTCCAGTGCGCCGGGTAAGTGGTTCGATATCGTTCCCGAGGATGAAGAGCTCCTCGAGAAACAAGCGGTCAAGGATTGGGTCGACTTTGCCGAGGAACGTCTTTGGCGTGCGTTATACAATCCCAAAGCGTCGTTCATCCAGACGACCGGCGAGCTTGATGATGACCTGGTGACGTTTGGAACGTCGGCCGGGTTCATCGGCATACGTGACGACCAGAGCGGTCTCAAGTTCAAGTCCTTCCACTTGAAGGATGTATACATCGGCGTCGATGCCGACAACCTACCGACCGAGGCGTATGTGTGTGAGCACCTCACGGCACGTCAGGCGGTTGAGAAGTTCGGTGAAGACAACGTCGGCGTAAAGACCCGCGAGGCGTTGAGGGAGAAGAACAACCAGGACAAGGACAAGCTGTTCGAGTTCATTTGGCTAACGATGCCGCGCTACGATCGAGATCCGAGAATTCGCGACAATCTCAACATGCCGTTCATGTCCGTCGTCATCGATGTCGAGAGCGAGCATCAGGTCCTCGAGGAAGGCTTCGAAGAATTTCCGTTCATATTCCCACGCTGGGACACCCGCAGCGGTGAGGTCTACGGACGAGGACCCGGCGTCCTCGCTTTGCCCTCGGTGCTTACGTTGAACCAGATGGGTAAGACAATGCTCCGGGCCTTGCACCGGGCCGTCGATCCGCCCTGGTTGTTGCCATCCGATAGCATGGTCAACGCGCCACAGATGCGGCCAGGCGGTGTCAGCTACTATGATGCCAAGGCGATCCGTAACCTTGGCATGTCGAAGCCGTTTCAACAGATGACCTCAGACGCCCAAGTGCCATGGGGTCTGAACGCGCAATCAGCGGAACGCGAGCAGATCATGTCCGTGTTCTTCAAGAACATCCTGAACCTGCCCCTCGACGGTCCTCAGATGACGGCGACGGAAGTGATACAGCGACGTGAATCCTTCGTCCGCGAGATCGGCAGCGTGTTTGGGGCGTTGGAGAGCTCGTACACAGGACCAATGGTCGAGCGGTGTTTCGGGATCATGATGCGCCGCGGCGCGTTCGGTGACGTCAGTACAATCCCCGAGGAGCTACAAGGTTCGGAGATCACATTCCGTTTTGCGAGCCCCGTCGAGAAAGCCAAGCGGCAGATCGAAGAGGGTACGGTTGGCCAGGCGATCGACAAGATCCTGGCCGTTGGTCAAGTAAAGCCCGAGGTCATGAACCGCATCAACTGGGATGAGTACGGACGGTTCATCGCAAAGAGCAACGACTTCCCATCGTCCTTGCTCCTCGATGACGCTCAAGTCGAAAACATCGCTGCCGCCCAGGCGCAAGCCGCTGAAGAAGAAATGGCGATGCAGGGTGCCGAACGTATGGCGGGTGCCGCCAAGAGTATGGGCGGGGCGCCCGAACAACTGGTCGAAGGTCTGATGCCGCAAGGCTAGGAGATACGATAGATCGTGAAGAAGGTTACTTTAGAGCCCGACCTCGAGGCCTTCACCTCGGGGCTGATCGGCTCGGTTGTTGGACGTGAATACACCAACGTCGATGTCGCCCGAGATTTTCGTTATCTGATGATGACGGATCCGGCGCTCGGCAAACGTGTTCTGTTTATGCTTTTGACCTGGTGCGGCGAGTTCGACGACCCGCCGGAAGGCAATGAAGATCTGCAACGATGGGCCGGCAAGCGTGAGGTTGCAGCGCGTATCAAGGCAGCGATGTACGCTGACCTGTCGAGCCCTATAGATTGAGAGGTAACGACTAATGGCAGAGGAAACGATCGACGGCGCTGAAGCCTCGGAAGAGGGGACGGCTAACCCGGAGACGGAAGCTCCTGAAGCTGAAGCTGAGACAGGTGAGGCAACCTGGCGCAGCGCAATCGAAGACGACAAGGTCCGCAAGTTAGCGGATCGGTTCAATACGCCGGCGGATATGGCCAAGGCCTACGCCGAGCTCAACACGGAGTTCTCGCAGCGCGTCAAAGTGCCAGGTGAGGACGCGAACGACGAGGACCTTGCCAAGTTCCGGAAGCTCATGGGCGTACCGGAAAGCGTCGACAACTACACATTGTCGAGACCCGACCACATCGACGAGGGTACGTTCGAGTCCGAAGAGTTC